AAGCAAAACTTGTATTCACCCAGAGTGTAATAAACAACCATCATTTAACAAAGAAGGTGAAATAAAGACTTTATATTGTTCGGCACACAAAAAAGAAGGGATGGTAAACGTGAAAGATAAAACTTGCAAAAGTGATTGGTGTTCAACATTTGTTCAAAAAAAATATGATGGTTATTGTCTTTTCTGTTATATTAACTTGTTTCCTGATAAACCAGTATCCCGTAATTACAAAACCAAAGAATATTCAGTGGTTGAATATGTAAAAAACAAATTTCCCAATTTACACTGGATAGCAGACAAAATAGTAAATGGAGGTTGTTCCAAACGCCGTCCCGATTTGTTATTAGATTTAGGTTATCAAATTGTGATTATAGAAGTAGATGAAAACCAGCATACCGAATATGATTGCAGTTGTCAAAATAAACGTATAATGGAATTGTCACAGGATTTGGGGCATAGACCTATTGTATTTATCAGATTTAATCCGGACGATTATGAAAAAGATGGAACAACAACGACTTCGTGTTGGGGTCAAGATAAAAAAGGTATATGCGTTGTAAAAAAATCAAAAAAGAGTGAATGGACACACAGATTAATGATGCTGGAAGAAAATATTATTTATTGGTTAAATCCAGAAAATACAACAAACAAAACAATAGAAACGATTCACTTGTTCTATAATGTGTAAAACATACAAAATCATATTGTTCAGATAGTTTGATTCTTTGCAAAACACAATCAATTTTTTATACAAATAAACATACAAAACTTCTCTATACTTTGTTCTACTATTTGGAAACCGGTTTCTTCCAATAGTTTTTTTAGTTTATCGGCGGGCTCATCGTCGGTCCATCGTTTTGTCGCTTCCATAATATACAACTTACCTCCGCTTTCCAAAATGCGATATGCCTCTCTCACATAATCGTGGCAATTCGACCCCCACATCGCCAAACATAATATACAAATCTCTACTGAATTGTCTTCTAGTCCAGTCTTGGAAATATCTTGGACTAAAATGTTTTCTTTGGATGATACGTGGTCATAGTTGATAAAGGAGAAACGCTTATCGTTTGCAAAGTGGTCGGCAATCTGTGCCTTTCCGCAACCCATATCCACGACGGAACGAGTTCGTTTGCCCTTGATTTCGGTCAGTTCTTGGATAATGCGGTTTCGAGGAATGGACTCATCGGGGAATGACTTTTCGTTTTCTTCGGACACAGCGTGGTATTGGTGCCATAGATCCGGGGTCTCTTGGAACTCTTTTTGAAGATTTTGAGAAGTGAGTGTTTTGTATCTTTGGTGCAAGACTGAAAGTTCGGATTTTGTGCGTGTTTGTCTTTGTTCAGGGGTTTCTTTGGGTTCTTTGGTCGTTATCTCTTTGAGTTTCATTGACTTCTTTGGTTTGGGGGTTTCAACTATTTCTTCTGATTCTTCTATAACTAAATTTATATTAGATTTTTCTACGATTTTGTCATCTATGGTTCTCCATCCTTTCAAATGTTCGTCCAAATAATCCCGTACCTCAATATAACAAATTTGTTTTGTATTACCTTTTAGTGCTTGTTTCCAATTTGATATTTTCAATGCATCTTTATGCTGTTGTTCTAATTCATCAGTATTTCTATTTTCTTTTTTATATATTGAACTTGGCATTAAGTTTCCACCATTAACTACCCTTTTCTTTGCTCTTTCAACAATACCATAAGCAAAGTCAATCGCATTTTGTTTTAAATCTTGGTCTTCTCTCCATCCAGGTAATTTTGTATCTAAATAGTCCCGGACTTCGTCTGGACATCTTCCATTTTTACTATCTTTCAAAGCTGACTTAAAATGATTTAATTTAATAGCATCTTTATATTCTTGCTCAAATTCAGGAATTTTTCTATTTTGTTTATTTGAAATATTTCTGGGTAGTAATTGTCCACCATTTTGTTGCCTTGTTTCCGCACGCTTTACTAATAAAAAGCAATCTTCCATTGCTCTATCATCTAAATCAAAATGCCATCCTGGTAGGTTTATATTTAGATAGTTTATAACATTTTCATATTTAATACAACTCCCTTTTCCTTTTATTGCATTTCTCCACATACCTAATTTATTATAATCCATTGTTTCTTGTTCTAATTCTTCATTAATTCTGTTTTTTTTAGGAATTGCTCTAGGTAATAAATGCTCACCATTTTGAAGACGTTTTGTTGATCTTTCAACAATACCATGAGCATAATTTAAAGCATTTTCTTCCAAGTTTGTTTCTTCTCTCCATCCAGGTAAGTGTGTATCTAAATAATTTTTTACTTTATCACAACATATTGAATTTATTGTTTTATTTTGACAAGCCATTTTCCAACTAGATATTTTTTGAGCATCTTTATTTTCCTGTTCTAGTTCAAGAGTTTGTTTATTCTCTTTTTTTACTATTCTAACTGGTAATAAATTGCCTCCCTTTAATAATCTTGCCTTTGCTCTATCTACAATTTCTATTGCGGTTTTGTAAGCAATATCATCAAAACTATCTGACCAACCAGGCATATTTATATTTAAATAATCCCGTACAACATCTGGACATTTTGAGTTTTTACCACCATTTATTGCAGCTGTTAAGTTTGAAAGTTTAGTTGAATCTTTACATTCTTGTATAAGTTCAGGTGTGGTTCTATTTTTAATACTATATTGTTTTGGTATTAATCTTCCACCGCATTTAACTCTTTCATTTGCTCTTTCAACAATTGCTTTCACATCTAATAATGATTGTTCGTCAATTGATATTCTCCATCCAGTTAAATTATCATCTAAATATTTTTTTACATTTTCTGAACATCTATTATCCTTACCACCATTACACGCATATTTCCAACCATCAAGTTTTTGAGAATCAGTATTTTCTTGTATTAATTCAGAAGTATTTCTCTTTTCTTTCTCAATATGTCTTGGTAATAATTTAAATCCATTTTTTTCTCTATCTTTTGCTCTAGTTACTATTTCTATTGCGGTCTGATATGCGATTTCATCTAAATCTCTTTGTAAGCTCCAATTTGGTATATTTTTGTCTAATAACTGAATAATATCAGCATTTGGTGCTTTGTGAAATTTACTTCCATTAAAGCCACGTTTCCATCTTTGTAGTTTTTCATAATATTTTCTTTCTAATTCTTGTTCTACCGTGACTTGTTTATTTTTTTTAATATTTTTTGGAAATCCATTAATTTTATACCATTCAACAATCCCAATAGCAACTTCCATAGGGTCATATTCTACAACCTCACACTCCAAAACACAACTACACATATCTTTCGTAAAATCGCCCACCAACTTCCACAAAACCTTTACATCTGGATTAGTATGTACATCTATTTTGATTCTATCTTTTCTATTGAGTTCTTTAATTTTTCCTTCTCCTCGTCTTTTTCCACATTTTTTCACAATTGGACAATACACTTGATTATCTTCTTCTTCGTCAGTTTCTTCCTTATATAACCTAATTATTTCTCCACTCTCGCATTCCGAATTATATTTTTCAATCTGATTTTCAAATGAGTTCGTATGAATCTTTACACAAACATCATTGTCTTCTGCAATTCGCATAATCATTTCCTCATTTGTTTCACAATCCTCATAGTCATCATAATCAATATCAGTATCCAACAAGTATTCCATTGTTTCCACCAATTCACCATCACCAACCGGGTCCAACACTTTATAGCCATGTCTCTCCAAATTGCTTCTGATTTCTTGGGGCGAATAAGTATCTGGGTAATGTAAGCAAATATCGTAAATATCCTCATCTTCTTGTCTTAGTGCACTGAGCACATTTAAAATGCCGTTGAAATTGCCGTCTTTGTTTAAATCCGAACGAATAACCTCGTCGCATTTCTCTCTGTCTTCGTCACAACCAACATATTTAGTTTTGTCTACCCAACACGGAATAAGAACCGTCGAGGGTTTTGATTGCGGACGTACAATGCGACCAATGTTCTGGATGATTTTCACAAAGGATGATTTGGGATCTACGAAGACGCACATATTCGCGTTCTTGGTGTCAATGCCTTCGCCGATGGTTTCGCACGAAGATATGATATAAACCTCATTGTCTAACGTGGTATCAAACTTATCCAAAATGGTTCTGCGGTCCTTCATTGTCTTAGAAGCATCCAATGGAATCATTTTGAATGATTTGTATAACCCTGCCTTTTCTGGGAACTCATTGGTCAACACTTTTTGAAATGCACGAATAAAATCAGTTTCTTTTACAAAATTAATAACTGACGTATCTCTCTCTGTATTCACGTCTGAATGAAAGGTTAGAACGCGGTTGTTTCCACTCACAAGAATTGCTCGTGCGATACTTTCATAAACAGAACGATTGGTATTTTCTGTATACATATCCACACGGATTTCAAATGGATTTATATATTCATCACGCAATCCTGTCAAATAGGAGTAATCATATACCAATTTACCACACATTCCGGCGTCCAAATTGTCTCTGTCATACATGGTTATACCGTTTGCGTTTTTGGGGGTGGCGGTGAAGAAGATTTGTTTGACAACAGAGTCTTCTTGTTCAAAAATGTGTTTCTGATATGTCTCCCCAACTGCGTGATGTGCTTCGTCGTAAATACACACATCTATTTTGATTGAACCCAGATTGTCCAACAATGTCTTGTAACTTTGATAAGTGACACAAATGACTTTGTTTTCTGGTTTCTTTAATTCGGATCGAATTAAAGCAGGGTCGGTGGTGGAATCGTTTTCTGACGAAATCTTGAAAGGACTTTTGATGAAATAGTCGGTACAAAACTGGTCAATCAGAGACAATGATGGAAATACATAAACCAGTAACTTTTGGTTTTGAGCAGATTTGCATTTTCGCATAAGAAGCGATTTGCCTGTCCCACAAAACATTTTTACAATACATTTGTTATTTATGAGCAACTCCTCATAAATTGCGACATCCGCATCTTCTTGGTAGTATCTAAACTTTTTTCCAAATGTATTTATAGTATCCATTTTTATTACGTAATATAGTGAGCAAAATTTTATATTCTTTGCAAAACACATGCAAAGAATATTATTGTGTTTTTCCGTTTTTTCCGCTTTTCCGTTTTTTCCACTTTTCCGTTTTTTCCACTTTTCCGCTTTTTCCGCTTTTTCCGCTTTTTTCAAAGTATTCTCATGAATAAATAAAATGATTATAACTCTTGAAAAAAGCGGAAAAAGCGGAAAAAGCGGAAAAAACGGAAAAAGTTATTCATCGTTATTTTTTAGAAAACAACACCCTTCAAATCCACCCTTGTAATATTTATTTGTAAAGACATTTTTACCCATTCCAACCAAATCTTTATCATATTTCAACCCAATCCGTTTCATTCCTTCCTTTAACATTTTATCATCAAATCCACTCCTTTCTTTCAAAAGTTCTAATGGTACTCGTCCAGAGTCATCAAGTTCACAATTATCATTAAACCACATTCTAAATTCGTCATTCTTCAGTTTGGTTTCTTGTGCGTCTTTCTGAAACTTTTCAGGTATTTGTGGAAGTTTGTTAACAAAATATTTCGCTGCATATTCAATGATAATATTGAATATTTCATTATAATATTCATTTTTAAGTTTATCACTGAGACTACAGTCTGCAATAAATAGTAATCTATCCGCGTCTTCTTTTTGTCTCATTCCGGTTCTATCAAAATGAGACCCAAATGAAACCTGCTTGTAACGATTATATACTGCCTCTTCATTCGAGTCGACTTTGGGAATATGGTTGCTCAAAATAAACATTTTATACAAGATATTTATACTTTCACTCGTTCCAAACATGACTTCATTTTCAATCGTTTTCCCATCCGCGATCTCTTTCATCAAAACCGCATTTGTCTTTTTTGTAGAAAATTCATCCAACCAAACAAGCCTCTTTCCTTTCGTCATACATAGTTGTTTATGAATTTTTGCATTTCCGTCTTCAATCATCGAACCTTTTGATTTATAGACGTAGTTCGGCATAAGTGTGTTCAAAATATCAAAGAAGAATGTTTTCCCATTATCTCCCTTCCCATTTTCAGTGCCATCAATCATAAAATACAAGGACTTTTCTAATTGAGGCATCCCTATAAATGAGTATCCGATTAAAGCCAAATAATATTCCAAATGTTCAATATTGTTGTTAAGAATTTTGTTCAAAACCGATTTGACATAATCGATTCTGGATGAATCAGAAGGTTGCCAATCATATGGAATTGTATCTGTCAAAAAATCATCCCATCGCAACCCTTCGCGAAATGTCTTTGTTTTCAAATCCATAACACCATTTGTAAAAGCCAATATGCCTGGAGTTGTGTCAAGTTTGTTTTCAAACAAATCATTTACCAACTGTGCACGTAGATTTTTCACGCACATAGTTATGTATCCAGATGCATTAATCTTCGTATAATATCGCAAATACTCCTTTTGAATTCCAATTAGCTTATCTTTTTCTTCACCATCAACACCAATCATTTTGTTCGCTAACTGTGCATTTGAATAATCAATGTATTTGCGTATTTCACTTATAACATAAAATGTCGGTTCTTTAATCTGTTTCCATAATTGGGTTTCAGGAACTAAAACATACCAATTCTCTTTACATAACACGAGTGTTTTCTTTAGTTCTGGTGAAATTATCGTTGAGCACTTGAACACGTCTTCTAAATCTTGAATTGAAATGTAACGAGAAGTACTATATTTCGCACAAATATCATTATATGCAGTCTCGTCGCTCATCTTACAATAACGATAAAATGTGCCGATAGTCATCTTCCCGTCTTTATACGAGTTCCAGGTTGCATCAAACGCGGTTTCATCATAGTTTGCTCCGGGACGGTTCGACATCGTCCGAGCCAGTTCTTTGTATTCGGCATTCTCCGATCGCAGCGACCACAAGATGTTTCGCCAGTCCTCGTAACAACCGCTTGAACATATGAACTTGTCATCAATGATTTCAGAGAGACGCATGATTTTATCAACTTGTCTCATAATGGGTTTGAACGTAGTCCTAGTTTGTTTTTCAGTCGGCATATCCATATGTTTTACAGTTGCGTCATCGTCCCCGAGCGAAATAATTGTATCTGCAAATGTTCCTTCAACCAGTTTGAGTGGTCGATTTTGATTCTCTTTCGAACCGTAAACAGAGCGTAATTTCCCGTTGGTGTTGTAAACACCTTCATCAAACAACTTGCCAGTTTGGATTTCGACATATTCATTCCAATCCTTGAAATCACAATCTGTATTCATGAGCTCGTTCATTTTCTTCCAAAACATTTTTTGTTCACATTTCACCATTTTTACATTCGGAATGTGTAAATGAATACTGTGGCACATGAGTCTTTTTCCTTTGTCGTCCAAAAAGTCGGGACTACTTGCAGTCGCCACTGCAAAACGCGGGACGCATTCGAGTAATACTTTGTTAAGAGCACGTTTCGCATAATCAATGAATATTTGAGTGTGTATTTCTAAGAATTCGACTGTACCATATGGATGTTTGCAGTCAATGTCTGCATACAGACAAACTGGGACATCATCTGGAATAACTTCGTAACAGCTTTGAAATTTTTTACATAGTTTTTCATATTCGGCAGCATTGGTTGCTGTGCAACATATTGGCATGTTGGTGATTTTATCATTGGGAGATTTCATGCAGGTCACGTAGTTTATCATCTTTGTCTCTATATTTTCCCTAAAGATAATAAAATCGAATAATTTACGCGAATTATTTGATTATTTCCTAAATATAATATATTTAATAGTTCTTTTAAAATTTTGTTCATCGGTTTTAATATCAATATTGCTCCCAATAAATGTATACCCTTGCTTTCTAAGAATACCACGTACTATATTTAAGTAGGGTCGTTTACATTCGAAATTTGTCTTAAAAGACGAAATCTCAGAGCAGGCAAAACATTTTTGGATTTCGTCCTTCAAATCCAAAATCGCGGTTTGTTTCTCTACATTTTCATCCAATTCACTTAGCAGAAACTCGGTTCCAACGATATCGATAAGTGATTTACATAATTCTTCGCGTTCAGCATGATATTGTTCAGATAGTTTGATTCGCGGCATTATATATTCTGGAGACAATTTCTTTAATTGATTATTTTGCAAGAATATCTCTCTGCATAATAAATATAAGAGAATGTTTTTGATATTGATAAAAATTCTGGTGATCATGCTGTTGTTGGATTCGGTCTATTTGTACTCGACCAAAAACCTGTTTGGCGAGATGGTTGCGAAAATCCAGAGAACTGCGTTGCAAATGCGGTTGGTGGGTGCGGTCATCGTCTACCTGCTCTTGGCGGTGGGTCTCTATTATTTCATTGTGAAACCTGGACGCTCGGTTTGGGAGGCGGCACTTTTAGGCTTGGTGATCTACGGGACCTATGATTTCACGAACTATGCGATATTGAAGAACTATGATTTGACGATTGCAATCATGGACACGGTATGGGGAGCCACATTGTTTGCACTCACGACATATGTCATGACGCGGATTGTTTAATATCTATCTCTATCCTATAAAAGAATGGAAAGTGGACGAATGATGTTGTTGCATTCTGCGATTATCGGTGTTTTAGCATATATCATTATGATGTTTGTACTTGGTCAACCGCAGATTGTCTCGGAAAATCGAAGTATTTTATTGGCTGCGTTTGCATTAGCCTATATGATTTTATTTGGTCATGGATTACCGACGTCAATCAACAAGAGCTTGTTTTAAACCTTTGCACATTTAAAACGCCGATTATATAACCTGAAATCGCCTTCGGCGATTTCTCGGATATAAAAGGTGATTTATCAGTTGCAAAGTGACAGTTACCTAAGCACGTTCAAAGATGCCGACCTCTGGTCGGCATTTATAATGTGCAAAGGTGTAATAAAGGGGGGGAACACCACCCTTTTGATCCCCATTAATTCTTATTGAACTGCACGTTACCGCGTAGCGGCAATTGTGTAAGTATGAAATAAATATAATAATAATAATTTTATTATTATATCACAATGGAAACGATAACTATAAATGTTGGAAAATATAGATTTGAGATAATAGATGAAACATTCTATCTAGGTGATCAAATATATTCAAGAATTTTCAAAATTTGGGGTAATGTTTTAGACTATGTACATATATCAATACGATATGATAAAAATCAACCAGTTTCTGCACGTATCAATTTTGGAGAATTCAATGTCTGTATTAGTGATGTTTTATTAGAAAGAAAAAAATATATAACAATGGTTAAAACATTATTATCCGTTTTTCATGTAAAAATACCAACAATAACTGAACTATCATTTGATGACAATTCAAATATTGAATGCACAACAAATGTCTATCCTGTTTTATTATATTATTTTTCAATAGCATTTAATGGAGAAACCTGGTATGAAAATATTTTTAATGCAAGACAAAAAGATGTAAATAAACATACCAAATATAAAGAAAAAATAAACAAGTTGCTATATTTACAAGAAGAAAAGTCAAACACTAATTTTATACGATTTTTGCAAATATCTTGTCCTCCAGGAGAATTATTCGACGAATTGGAAAAATATTATATTGTTTCAAAAACATTTGGAGATTTTTTTACGTCAATTCCGGAAATAGATAGATGCAGACTTGTTGGTGATTGGATTTCTAATTTTATGAGGTACTTTTTGAAAGAAGTTTTTTCATATAATGATTGGATAATTGAACTACCAGCAGTTTCTACGTATGATATTCAAAAATACTATTGTCCTGATTACCAGATTTTTCATAATAGAACATACTACGGTTTGGGTGTTAGTGCGTTAGATGTGTAATAATATTGAAAAATGGGTGTTTCGCAAGGCGGTGGCGAAGCACATCAAATGTGTAAATCTACAGCGTAACGGCAAGGGTGTAACAATATACAAAATCATAAATAAATAAACAAACGCAATCATGTATTGCTGTTTATGCACGAGTATTATTCTAATATTGGTGGTTGGATTGTTGGTTGTACTGTATGAGATTGGTGGTTGGAATGTTGATGAAAATGGTAATTTAATGGTTCCGATGGCTCCAAATCAACTCCGTGGTATGTATATTGAAAGTATTGTAAATGATCACTATACCAAGGTGTACAAGGGTGTTATTGATAGTTCAATGAAGGGACAAACAAGCTATTATTTTACAGTTATGTGTGTACAACGTACATGGACAGACAACTGTGATAATTATGATGGTTACCAAGAATGGTGTAAACAATATTCAGGCGGTACAATTCCAAATATTCAACCAAAACAAATAATTAAACCCTTGATCAAAAAAATACAAAACGCATTTCCAGGAAGCAATATTACGAAAGGTTATGAAAACTGTTGCGACCGATATAGAATATTATGGTAAACTAAATATTGTCGAAGATACATTCGCTTACTCATCATAAATAAATTAACCAAAAATGGATGTCACACAACAAACCAAACTTTCAAAGGCCGAATGGGAATCGGTGGAGATCCCCGTCTCTGAGGATGAAAAACGTATATTAGAACTAATCATCGCTGGTTACTCGGATGTAAACATCAAACACAACAACAACAAGTCGCTTTTCAATTGCATCAAGATCGAAAACACCCCGATTGTCGAGACATTTTTATACTTCAAGTTTTTCCGTCAACATGTCTTGGAGATTGGTAAGATCGTGGCAGCAAATGTTCTCTTTGTAGATACCTTCGATAAATCGATCAAGGAGGTGAACTTGACAAAACTGAAGACCGCCGACAAGATCCGAATCGAAAACATCAGCACCTACATCGATCCAGAGATCATGGAGCTCGTTTATCTGAGATTTGTGAAAGAGATGATGGTCCAGTTTTATGAGAAAAAGAACAGTTACTACGCGTTTTACTTGTATACCCTGATCCAGTTGCGAAACATCAATGTCACGAATATAAACAAACACGTGATGGATTTCGTGGATATCTGCATCACGACGATCAACTCTGAAACAGTCTTGGCAAACATCATCAAAAACGCCTACGAGTTTATCGAGAAGAACAAGAACCTGTTTCGATACGGCGACATCACCTTATATGACCATCAAAAACGCTTGTTCAACCTGTTCAAACACTCGCATGCGAACTTCATGACGGCGAACGAAAGATCGAACCTGGTGTTGTATACGGCCCCCACCGGAACGGGCAAAACCCTGTCGCCGATCGGCCTGGTTAAGAACCATCGCGTGATTTTCGTGTGTGCGGCGAGACACGTGGGGATGGCACTTGCAAAATCCGCGATTTCAGCACAGAAATGCGTGGCATTCGCTTTTGGATGCGAGACGGCGAGCGACATCCGCTTGCACTATTTCGCGGCGGCCGTTTACAAGATCAACAAGCGGTCAGGTGGCATCGGGAAGGTGGACAACAGCGTCGGAACCAAGGTCGAGTTGATGATTTGCGATGCACAGTCGTATTTGATTGCGATGTATTACATGTTGTCATTCAACCATTCGAACCGAATCATCACGTATTGGGACGAGCCGACGATCGGGATGGATTGCGAAACGCACGCGTTGCACGAGATCACGCATCGAAACTGGTCGTTGAACAAGATCCCGAACATGGTGTTGTCATCCGCCACGCTGCCGAAGGAGGAGTTGCTGATGCCGATGATTATGGATTTTCGAACCAAGTTTCCGAACACGGCGTTGACGAACATTGAGAGTCACGAGTTCAATAAGTCGATCTCTGTTCTAAACAAGGTGGGATATTGCATGTGTCCGCACAACATGTTTGAGAAACATGCGGAAATGATCCGGTGCGTGGAGTATTGTATGGAAAACAAAACGCTGCTTCGGTATTTCGATTTGAGCGAGATATTGAAACTGATCGAGTACTTGAAGCGATCGAACCTGATTCCGGCTCAATATGTGGCGGACATGTATTTTGATAACGACATCAGCAAAATCAAGATGAACAGTATCAAGACCTATTACCTGGATTTGTTGAGTCGAATCCAGGAGAGATCGTGGCCGAATGTGCGTGATTTTGTAAAGGCGTCGATGAAACGCAAGTTTGACAGAAACAAAGAGGTGAAGAACGCGACGACTTATGTGGACAAGGCAAAGACGGCTTCCTACACGTCTGGAGGGGTGTTGATAACAACCGCGGATGCACATACGCTGACAGATGGTCCGACGATCTATTTGACGGAGAACATCCAGACGATTGGCAACTTTTACATCCAACAGTCGAGTATTCCGAAAAACGTGTTTGACAATATATTCAGAAAGCTTGCGGAGAACAATCACGTGTTATCGAAAATCGCAAAGTTGGAAGACGCGTTAGAAGACGAACTGAAAGGAGCGGAGATGAAAGAGAAAAGCAACAAGGACATTGATGATGATATGGCATCGGTGAGAAACCGGATCGACAAACAGATCGAGGCATTGAAGTCGCAGATTCAGGTGTTGTCGTTGGACCCGGTGTATATTCCGAATACAGTGCCGCACCAAAACGTCTGGACAAGCCCGGTGGTGGAGAATGCGTTTGTTCCGTCGATTGATTCTCAAACGGCTCGGCGTATTATGGAACTGGAGATTGATGATCGACTTAAGATCCTGTTGTTGTTGGGGATAGGGTCCTTTGAGACGACCGAGAACTCGTTTTACACGGAGATTGTGAAGGAGATGGCGTTCCAGAAACGGTTGTTTATGATCATTGCGTCGTCGGATTACATTTACGGAACGAATTACCAGTTTTGTCACGAGTTTGTAGGGAAGGATTTGACGAACATGTCTCAGCAAAAGACGATACAAGCGATTGGGCGTGTGGGTCGAAACAATGTTCAACAAGAATATACTGTAAGGTTTCGAGATGACAGTATAATCTTGAATCTGTTTAAGCAACAAGATCGCAACATTGAAGCTGAGACGATGTGTCGATTGCTTGTTACCGATGTTGATGAAGAAGACGTTGTTGTAGAAAACGTCGACCATGAAGACGTCGACCATGATGAAGAAATCGTTTGTAAAACAGGTGGCGGTGTCCGGATTGATGAGGATGATGATGATACCGATTTTTTAACTTAATTTAACTAAAATGGAAAGACTATACCAACTTTAAACTTAAAAAAAGAGGGATCAAAATAAAAAATCAAAAGGAGGGATCAAAAGGGAACGTAGTTCCCTTTAACGAGTGTTTACAAAAAACTCTCTACTCGACTCGAGTGTTTTATAATCTCTATCTATTTTTGTAGGCAAACTAAAAGGAACTGGCAAGGTACTGATGTCTTCACAATACTTGATATACCCGACCCCTTCGTTATACACATTTGGCACAGCATACTCAAGGACCAAACGATTCAGCCTAGCAACTTGGGCAGTGATTCCAGTGGGAATGTGTTCCGCATATTGCATATAAATACTTCGCATAATGATTTTGAGAGTGTCCGGATTTTGAGGAAGAACTGTGAATTGTCTCCCAGATTTCTCGTAAACCCCTGCACGAATCCCATTCTGGATGATTTGCATATTGCCGGCCGAAAAAAACAGATTGCTTAATGCATTCTCTTCCCATTCGCCAGCAATCGCCCCTCGATACTCGGTTGCTTTGTTTTTGATCGCGACCTTCTCGGCCATTTTGAACTGAACCATTGGATCCGGTTGATCCATCAAATTCACACGACCATTATATCTTGCTAAATCCAAAATTTTGTTGTTATAGGCATTAAAAACCGTTGTTGCTTTAGACATATAATATTATATAACAAAGTATTATATATAAAAAAAAAATATGGATTTTTATAATTTTTACACAATGGTTACAGTTATTGCGATCCTTCTTCTTATTTCTGCTTTAGCATTTGTTGGATGGACCATGTCGAAACAAAAAGAGATCGATGATTATCCGAAACTCCGAACCACCTGCCCCGATTTTTGGGCGATTGATAAGGATGGAAAATGTGTCCGACCTGGTCCAGGCGGGTTGAACCGAGGAAATGATTCGGACGATTACTTTGTAGGTGCATATGGTGTTGAAGGTAATATTTTCGACCCGGCAGACGCTGGATGGGCATCCGCTGGAAATGCGGTTTGTGGAAAACAAAAATGGTCAAACTCTCAAGGAGTTGCATGGGACACAGTAACAAACGCCAACTTTTGTTAAGTCAACTTATACATTGCTGGCAAAAAACAGGCAAGCGACGACATCACTATTCCTAAAGAAATCAAGGATGCTTCGGCAATGCGAGATTTTTGTTTGACTACATTGCTCAAATCGTCGATAACGCCTTGTGTGATTAAGGTCTCACTACTAATTGTAAAATCTTTGAATGGTTTCTCTGTACTAGTGGGCAAAAACCGTAGTAGATAGGCTTTGATTGCATCCGCTCCACCAAACATCTGTGTGACTACAAGATTGACAGTCTCATCTCGTGGTTTAGAAAACACAGTACCCAATGTTTCCGTCAGTTGGCTAGTGTTTACAAACCAGTATCCGATGGTGTTTTCGAATGCTCGAACGACGATGGGAGAAATGTACATCAATGCGAATATGGGTAGTATGATCACCGCAGTGGCTATCAAGCCGAACAAAAACACGTATCCGACACTAAACTCGTGTCCAATCGTCGCCTTTGTAGCCCACGCAATGCAACTGGTGATTAACCAACATATGAGACCAATCACGAGTTTATTCTCGGATATATCAGAAAACATATAAATCAAAAACACGACAGCAATGCATCCAATCAGTATTCCTGCAAATGAACCGTTTACGACAGATGCGTCAATATTCGCCATTTTTATAATATCCGACGAGATTGTATTTTGGCGTAAATACTTATTCACAAAATGTATACAAAACAAGTATATACATGTTGTCACCAAATCTCATTGATCCAAATGTTCGGCAGTTTATCGACAACTCGCTGAAAAGTGTGCATGAGTATAAAATGAATACCTACACGTATTTTCTAAATTTTACTGTGGTTCTTACCTTTGTCTTGGTGTTTGGCGGGGTGTTATATTATCGATACACGACAAAACCGACGCCGCAAGAGATTCAGGCGAAAATGAAGCACGACCAGAACATCATCATGTCGAAAATCCAAATGTATCAAGACGATAAGAAAAGGGGCGGGTATTCCGATATGACCAAGATGCCTTTTGTTGATACGGATTATTATTTACGAAAATAATTGTCGTGTTGAGTATTATACCAATACCGAATAATGACAGATCATGATCAAGAAGTGTTTGAAAAGGTTATTAATAATAATGGGAAATCGATTCTCGGTACAAAATGTTTCATTGATGTCCCGCTTTCAGGTGAAATCAGCCTCTCTGCACTAAAAGGCAAGGGTGTCGATGAGCTGCATTTCGTGGAGGGGAAGATTACCCGGATCTATAATGTCCCTCCAGGAATCAAAACCATCGTGATCAACAACAATCAGTTGGAAAGTATCCCCACGATGGAGCTGAAAGATTTAGTAAATCTCGAGGCGAACAATAACAAAATCTTGAAGGTGGATTTGAAAGGCATGGAGCATCTACATTCATTGATGTTAAACCAGAATCTGATTGCATCGGTCACACATTTGCCGAAATCCTTACACACGCTTAGCTTAAACCAGAACCGATTGAAAGAACTCAACCTACGTGCTTGCGAGTCATGTGTGAAGGTCAGCACTCTTGATAACCTGTCTTTGTCTCGGATATACAATGCACCTGTTACCAATCACAACTTTGAACTGAAAAAGGATGAGCATACGCAACTTGATCATAAACGGACTCCAACAACAAGTCAATCATCCGAGGTGGTCGATGTAAAACAGGCCGTTGATCAGTACTATGCCCTGCAAAACAAATATGCGACGTATAAAAAAACGGTGATTGCACGCATCATGTCAAATGGAGACAAAACGCGAGCGGAAAACATAAAACAGGTGAGAAACACGATATTCAAATGCGTCAATTGCAAACAAAAAGGCGGCACCAAGTTTTGGAAAGACACCGACAACAATCTCAGAGCGGTTTGTGGGAATGTCTCGACACCGTGTAATTTGAACTTTTCGATATTGGCGAGCTTGACGATGAGTGCAGACGAGACGCGGGATGAGGTGGAGGGCGTCGAGAACGCGAAGCGAGAGATTATTCAATTGAAAATGGATACCCTGTTTGGATATGTGGATGGCGAAAAATCGGTGGAACAGTTTAATAAAAACATGGAGATCATCAATGCAGAAATGCTGGCGTCAGATGAGAAGGAAGATGTCGCCGATCAGAAAAAGATGATTACGAAAAAGATGCGAGATGTGTATGGTGAACTCGAGATGATTCGGAAACTGAAACACGAGTATCAAATGAACAACAACCGCGAACTGTTGTCCGAAATGGTATCTCATCGGAAAAATATCAAGAACAATCTGGATACGATTCGATCATTGAAATATCCGATCATTGAGGTTGTGCAAGACGGGATTACCCATGTTTTGAAAGAGCTCCCTTATAGCTTGGATGTCTTCAATCCGAACCTGGATCTTTTGAAAGTGAACAAGTTCTTACGATAAGGCGACGCCGACTGCTTATAAGGCGACGCCGACTGCTTATATGGCAACGCAGTCGACAGCTTACGTCTGCGTTTGGTTCCTCTCTTTCCACCTTTGGCATTCTTCTGCCCAAGGGAGTTGTTAAATATATTCGTACAGAGTCTCTGTACAAACCATTTTACACGATTTTCTTGTGTTGGCATTTTTCTACTTGAGGATAGATCACAATCAATCGATCGACTGTTTATAGAATAACGACATAACTGAGAGATTGGATTGATGGAAAGAATCGAATTATTATTATTAAAATATTTTACCATTGCATGAATTGATTCGTAGTTTAGACCAAGTTTTGTTTGTATTTTGTCATAGTCAAACATGATATTATCGTACAACCGCGTATACGCTAAAAACTGCGTGAGCATGTATATTTTTCCATGTCGTTTCAAATCCTCGTCACGCTCATCAATGATTATCATAAACTTTGTATCAAAATCAAGCCCTTTCAAGGAATCTCCTAATGGACAAACATTACGAAAATGAAAATCCATGTTTATTAAATTTTCGTTGTCTACAAAGTGGGTTACTAAACTATTCAGTTTTTCAAGAAACCGATCCTCATTCTCTACTTTGGTTACGGTGTCGCACTTTTCAAGCAAAACATGTATTTTCGCTCCAGTAACCAGATGTTTCGTAATATCTGGAATCTCGGTAGGAATGCCATCGATTTGAATCGCATAGATCTCCGGTGCATATCCACTTTTGAAGAATTCTTGATGAAGCGTATATTCATTTTGAATTGTATACTGATCTCTCGACCACATAACTGCTCTACGAGTTTGTGGGGATGCTTGTTCAATTTCATTTTTTCTAAACACTCTTTTCAACTCATTTGCGTCAAGTTTAAAACTGGTTGCGGTTATATCTAATTTATCAAGTACGGCATCAAAATCTTCTTCCAATTGTTCACCCACATAGATTTCAACAATACACATTTTTGCAGAATCAGTGGGATATGTTGATTTTACTTCGAACGCAACGCTTGTAGTTGGTTTATCTTCCACGATTTGACAGTTGTATGCTCGTTTTGATGAACCTTCTCCTAACTCATTACTTGGAACTATGTATGGCATAATATATATAGTTTATAAATATTATTGTAAAAATATTTATAAAATTTTCTCTTTTTTATTTGCGTTTGTGTGTTCTACGTGATCTTCTGCGTTTTGTCGCACCTCCCATTGTTGCACCCGTTGCAATCCGCGCGGGATTCGTTGTTGCACCTACAGAGGGATTTCCCATTGCATCCCCCGCGGGATTCATTGTTGCATTCGATACGTGTACTTTATTATTTTTTTCACGAATCTCCATTGTAACCGATTCGTCTACTTTTCGGCAGTTATCTAATTTATTCACAAAATCGATAAGTAATAATTTTGTATGAGGAGATATTATTTCATCGTCGCTCTTAATAATAGTCATCAAATTTTCAACATACTCAGTTAAATAGTTTGAGTTTTCACAGTTATTGACATTCTTCACCAAATATTTGGACGTATCCTTATTTATACCATCAATCAAATCAGTCCGTGCAGAAAAATTAGTTGACTGAGGGTTCAACTGATTTATTAACTCTTTTACCATGTTTATCTTGATCGAGTTTTCGATAACATCGCGTGCATTTCCTCCGCGGTGTTTTCTCCTTTTCGACTGTTGTCTTTTCGACTGTTGTTTTGCCATTCTTCTATAAAGAATACTTATATAATTATGCTAAATAGAAAAGAAAATAATTGTAAATAATATATATATACAAAAAAAACATGTGGGCAAAAGAAATATTATTCTTTGTAATCGGTATGTTGTTATTTATTGGGTATAAACATATTACACGCAAAAATCTACAAGAACTTGACTTGGATGTATACACATATACGGTTGCTGCGGTCGGTCTATATGCGATCTATTATTTTCTTCGAAACAAATCGAAGTTGTTCTATCTATGAGCTACACATCTCACACTCTTTCGGCTCGATTGTGAATTGTTGGGCACGGTGTTTCGCCCTTCTCCTCAAATAATACATACCCGTTTTCAATCCTTTCGACCATGCGTAAAAATGCATCGACGTGAGAGAATTGTAGTTCGGGTCTTCCTGCCACAAGTTCAAACTCTGGCTTTGGCAGATGAACGCCCCTCGGTCGGCGGCCATATCAATCACATGACGCATTGGGATCTCCCAAACCGTCTTGTACTTTAGCTTCACTGAATCCGGGATGTTCTCTATATGTTGAACACTCCCTTGATTGGCAATGATGCTGTTTTTCAGGTCTGTGGTCCACAACCCCAAGTCGATCAACTCCCGCATCAAATACTTGTTGGTCAATGCGAACTCTCCTGCCAAGGTGCGGCGACTATAAATGTTGCTTGTGAATGGTTCAAAGCATTCGTTGAATCCGAGAATCTGCGAGGTAGATGCGGTCGGCATCGGTGCCAATAATAGCGAGTTGCGGACACCATGTTTCGCAATCCTCTCTTTTAATCCTGCCCAATCAAGATTGTTTGAAGGGGTCACATTCCACATGTCGAATTGCAAGATGCCGTGGGATGCGGGCGACCCCGCGTATGTTTCATACGGCTCGTGTTTCTCAGCCAGGTCGGAGGATTTCTCGAGTGCACCGTAGTAGATGGTCTCGAAAATCCGGCGGTTCACCTCTTTTGCCTCGTCGCTGTGGAACGCGATGTTCATCAACATGAACACGTCCGCCAACCCTTGGACGCCGATTCCGATCGGTCTGTGTCTCAAATTGGAGAGCCTCGTTTTCTCCGTGGGATAGTAATTCACGTCGATCACCTTGTTCAAGTTGTCCGTAATCACCCCAGAGACCTCACGCAGCTTCTCGTAATTGAACACGCCGTTTTCAACGAATGTAGGGAGACCGATGCTCGCCAGGTTGCAAACTGCCGTCTCGTCGGATGTAGAGACCTCCATGATTTCGCTGCACTGACCGGTTATTATTCCGTTAAAAATTCCCATGTGACGTTTTGGTTCTGTAAAACAAAATGTGTCGGAAGGGTTGTTGTCTGATTCAATCGAAGTGATATTAATAAACCAATATGGGAGAAACTCGTCAGAAGGCATTTTACAACCAATGAGTTTGGTTCCTACTTTCAAATCTTTGCAATCAACTTGTTTTACTGTATTATCTGCAAATATGTAGAACTTGTGGTACTCAGTACATCGAATATTCAAAACGATATCGCTATTGTTTGGCTTTCCATATACTTTTAACATCTTTTGATTTTCTCCAGTTTTTTTCACAGTGACTTCGCTGTATTCTTCGCCATTCCAAATGTTAACTTTTTGGTTTTCTAACGAATCGATTCGAACATAACCTCTATCTGTTAAAATCAATGTTTCGGGTGCGACGCAAAGGTTTGAGCTTTTGATCACGCCGATGTTTTTCTGGTTTGATTTCTTATTGGCGGTGTCTTTATAACACAAATAGGGTGTTCCCGTCTCCATCTGGGCATCGAGAACCTTGAACCAGAGGTCGCGAGCCGAAACGGTGGCCCTTCCTTTCCCTTCACTCTCGTACTTGGTATATAACGTCTCGAACTCTTCTCCATAGAGATCCGACAATCCGGGACATTCGTCGGGGCACATCAATGTCCAAGAACCGTTGCTCTTCACGCGATTCATAAACAGATCGGGTATCCAAAGGGCATAGAAGAGATCACGGGCCTTCAGTTCCTCATCGCCATGGTTCTTTCGCATTTCCAAGAACTTTTCAATATCCGCATGCCAGGGCTCGATATAGATGGCAAAGGAGCCGTTGCGTTTGCCTCCGCCATTTTTCACCAACCCGGTGTGGGTAACGAAGTTGTGATGATTCTCGTTGTCTACCTCGATGTCGATCACGCGACCGCGATAGTGTTCGGTCCGACTATTGCCCTTTACGATGCTGAACAAACACCCATTGTACTCGAAGTAGTTCAAATCGGTGTTGACTCGCAGACCCTTGTTCGAAAACAGATTGCAAATTGCTGCGGTTCTGGGAATCACCAACAAGACAACATTCGGGGTCACGCTATATCCTGACGTCAGCATACCGAGTCGCATCAACATATACCGCACAGACTCCACAATGCTCGGCGAATTCATTTTGAGACCGATTTGGAGGTTTGCAACATTTCCGCGAGTGGTTTCCAGCAAGCCTTTCACGATACTCAGTGTCTTTTCTCTTGGCAGGTGCAACATGCTTGGTTGGATATACTTCTCTGAGGTGGACGCCGAGACGGATGTAGAGGCCCTATAAAGCATTTCATACGTGAACTTGAACATGTTTGTCCGAGAGAACTCGATGCGACCTGGAACAATGGTGTATTGATAGATCCCGCAATTGTTTTTCAAATAGTTTTGGATAAACTCGATTGTCTCTACACTGGTGTCGGCATTCATCTCGATGAAACACTCGGTTTTGTCTTGGGATAGATTGCCATCCCCGATCAAAATCCCGTACATGCGGCAATCATCTATCGTGAAATGCACATTGTCTTGTTCCCATCGGGGAATCGGAAACCCGACGAAATCGTTCTTCTTCACGTGTTTCGCCTCTACAAAATCAGGGGCAATTAGACCCCTTTCCAGATCGGAAATCAGACTATGAAACTTGTCTGGGATAAAGACATCGTTCGGAATCACCCACAAGGGATGCATGTCTGTGAGTTTCAAGGAATAGATTGAGTGCTTGACCTGCAAATCGTAGATGTCACCCGAATACTCTGGGTAATCGAGCACCTTGCGAATGGGATAATAATGGCCATCGTCGGCGACGACCTCATCCCCGATACAGATGTTCTTGATTTTTGTAGGTCCTTGCTTGGTATATACGATCGTGTCTGGGTCCAAACACTGGTCTACATACTTGGCGGTGGTATTGAAGACACGCAACATGGGTACAATGCCATTACTCGTTCCGTTGGTTCCTCGAATATGACTTTTGGTTGCTCGGACGTTGTGGATATGCAACCCGATTCCGCCCGCCCATTTGCTGATAAGGGCACAGTCTTTCAAGGTGTTATAAATCCCGTCGATGCTGTCGTTTTCCATGGCCAAAAGAAAGCAGGAGCTCAATTGTGGACGCGGAGTCCCAGCATTGAACAAGGTCGGTGTGGCATGGGTGAAATATTTTTGCGACATCAAATCGTAGGTTCGCAAGGCACCCTCGACGTCGTTTCCGTGAATTCCGAAAGAGACACGCATCCACATGTGCTGGGGTCGCTCGACCACCTTTCCGTCGATTCGCATCAGATAAGAACGCTCCAATGTTTTGAATCCAAAGTAATCAAAGATGTAGTCACGCGTATAATCGATCCGCTTATCAATCTCTTCTTGATTCGATTCGATGGTATCGAGCAACTCCTTTGTTATAAGCGGCCAATGGGTATCATGTTTGTCTTTGTAATTGTAAAGCATTTGCATCACCGTGACCAGACTCACCTCGGTGTTTTTGTGGTGATTTGAAACGGTGATGTGACTCGACAAGGTTCCATAGTCGTAATGGATCGATGACATGGAGGCACATTGTTCGGCGGTGAGTTCATCGATCTTGGTGGTCGAGATCTTGTCGTACAACTGATCAATCACCTTCATGGCGAGCGAGGTGTAGTTGAGTTTGATCCCGGCCTCTTGACCAATTGTCTTGATTCTTCGCAGAATCTTGTCGAATGAGACAATCTCGACCTGCCCATCTCTCTTTGTTACGTACATTTCAGAAGACATGGGATGTAAATAATAATGAATATTAATCGATTATTATTTCTAAGTTGTTTTTTTAATGTGTGTGTGTGTGTGTGTGTGTTCTAAACATCTTGTATTTTTATCAAACATGTGGGTGCTTTCTCTGCCCTTTTCTTCGGCAACCTCTTTTCAAATCCGCCGTCGACCCTTTCTCTCTCGATAATATCCCAAACCTCCTTGACCTTGGGGGCCATCATTTCGAACCACATGCGATTGCGTTTTACCAAGACGCATGAATAGGCATCGCAATACCAATAGATGCGTTTGAAGAGAACATGGGTTTCTTTCAACTCTTGTTTTCGCTGGTCCACCCAGGCATTGATATCTGTCTTGACGAGCTTTATATCAAAAGGCATATAGACATAATGGGGAGAGTTGTCTGTGAAATCGCGGTTCACGAAATAGAGTATTACGCCGTTATACAGATACTTGTGTTTGTTTTTGTAAAAGAGATCTTCGTCGGTCTCGTCATATTCGCAGAACTTGGTTTCTAGAAAGTCGCATTCGTTCAGGTTGCATACCTCCATCTGTACCTGCATCTGAACCCAGTAATCCATTTTGGGTATGCCAGTGATTTCTCTCGATACTACATTTTTGATTTCGAGCATTCGGCCGTATGCATCCGACTCTTCGCTTACCACGATACCATCGGGAGACGCCCCGATAAAACTATAAGCGGGATGTTGAATGCATCCGAACTCTCCGACCTTGACCCGGTTTCGTTTTTCGTATAACATTACGGTTAAGGGTTCGTATTTGACGCCCCAATGCATGGGCGAATCGGTGTTTACATAAGAAGAAGAGGAGGAGGAAGAAGAGGAAGAGAAAGACGCTTCTGGTTTGCATTTCTCGCAAATCAGACTGTTTTTGTTGGCATCCGACCCAATTGCTTTCCAAATATTACTCGCGGTAATCAGATTGTGGCGAAACTGGTACCATTCGGGGGTTCTCTGGACCGGCTGAACCAGGTTTTGTAGATATTCAATCTGGGTTTTTATTAAATCTTTGTTCACAGATTGGTCATATGTGTGTGAACGCGGATTCGAATATGATCTGCGAGGGATGCTATGAATGGTGTAGAAGTTTTTAATAAAACTCCTCACTAGTTTTCGAAACTTCTTTTCGTGCAAAGATGGCTCCATGAGACCACTGCACACAAACTCCTCCAAGAATTCATGTGCGGTTTCATCGATCATGGTTTTATAAAACTCGGGCTGGCATTGTAGCAGCCCGTGTTTTTGCAAATATTCATCTACATAGTTGTGCACATCCGTTTCAAATTCAATCATTTCATCTTCGCTAAAATCAAACATTGCTTTTTTTGTTTATATATAAATGAAAAATACATTTATATATATTACATTTGATCAATATCATTTAATGCTCACATGGTGTGAGCGATTTGAGAGTGGATACTTTTTTATCGAGGTTGCGTATGGTGAACGCACGTGTCGCTACATTAAAACAAAGACCGCTTACGGAACTGATGACGCCTGCGTTTTTATCATACTCGACGTCTTTCACCTTCGCCAACTTGTCTTTGGTAAGGCACTCACTGAAAAACGTTTTCAAGCCCTTGATTTCCTTCATGGGTAAGTTGTTTTCCTTGCCGTATTTTTCAGCATATGCGTGGAGCTTTTGTATTTTGAGACGCTTGTCGAGCTTGTTCCAGGATTCGCTGTTCATGTTTTTTTTCTCAGTTTCGAGTAATTCGTCGATGTGGCTCATTGATTCGGTTGCTGAAGAAGAAGACGCGGGTTGATTGGTCAATAAACTTTTATATTTATACATCAGCTTGTTTTCCTCTTTTTTTGTTGTGCTTTCGATTGCATGATCGGTTGTTGTTGGTGCTGAAGTTGGTTGATGAAACATATTTTAATGATTGTCTTTTTATATTATTTAATTAAAATATGTTTATATCATTTTATTCAAAGGTAGTTATTGTATACGGAACCATTTTCAGATAATTATGTAATATAATATAAAAAAATGGAGGAAACGACGAAAACAGTTTTCTTAGCAACCCCATCATCATCTTCATCATCTTCATCGTCTTCATCGTCTTCATCGTCTTCATCGTCTTCATCGTCTTCATCGTCGTCGTCGTCGTCATCGTCATCGTCTAAGACAAAGAACCAGAGAAAAGAGACAATCAAATGGAAGTTTGACACAAAATATTTAGAGTTTGACAGACAATGGGAATGCCTACAATCATTGGATCTCGTAGAAGAAGTCCGCAAAGAAATGAAACGCCAAATACAACACAAGATATCTAGTTACAAGATGCAGGACATACAAAAAAACAAGTACGATGAAGACAAATTCGTGAACTTTCCATTTGTTGTCTCTCTCTTGATCGAAAAGAGATTGCGATGTTTTTATTGCAAGGAGCCGGTATATATTTTTTACAACTATGTGAGAGAAAACCGACAATGGACACTTGAACGCGTGAACAATGCACATGGACATAATACAGACAACGTTGAAATCGCATGTTTGCATTGCAACCTACGGCGAGGAACCATGTACCACGAACGATATGTATTCACCAAACAGTTGCAGGTTGTGAAATTAGCATAAAAACGAAATAAACACCAGCCACCTATCTATTTCAAAATGGAAGAGAATCACTTGGTAAACCAAAAGCTTGATTATTTCATCAATATCCGAAAAATCCCCAACATTGTCTTTCATGGATCCCCGGGTTCGGGTAAACGAACCATTGTCGGCGACTTTATCAACCGCATCTACCACTCCGATCGTGCCAAGATTAAAAACTATGTGATGTTTGTGAACTGTGCCCACGGAAAAGGTATCAAGTTTATCAGAGACGAACTGAAACAGTTTGCAAAGACAAACATCCAATGCAACGAAAACAATCTCTTCAAAAGCATCGTGATGTATAATGCGGACGAATTGACGATCGATGCACAATCCGCGTTAAGACGATGCATTGAGCTGTTTAGTCATACCACCCGGTTTTTCATCGTGGTTGAGAACAAACATAAGCTGTTGAAACCCATCTTGTCTCGATTTTGCGAGATCTATGTTCCAGACAAGAATCACGGATTCACCTTGCACACTCTCCATATAAACAACACTTATGGATTGCAAAATTTGAAACGCGAGCAGCGTATGCAACAACTGATGCCGATCTTTCAAATAACGCCGACCTCGACCTCGACATCGACCTTACAGTATGATTACAAGTTTTTCATGAACCTGTCGAACCGTTTGTACGAAGAGGGCATCTCTTGTTTAGACATTTTGCAGTTTTTCGAAGAAGACATATCGGCGTCTTTAGATGACAAGTTCCGCGAAGAGATGATTCGGGTCCACTTCTGTTTCGATAAAATCAAATCCGAGTTCCGATGTGAGAAAATGCTGATGATGTATTTGTTCGATTATATGTTTTTACGTTCAGATCGAAGTTTGAAAAATGTATCGTTTTTATAAATGGATGATTTTGTACTCTCGAATTTGAACGAATCCCGCAATGAATGGTGTAGTCGACTCGTATCCATCTTGTCTCCGCGAATTATTGAAGGCGTTCGTTCGATCTTTAATGAATCTTGGAAGGTCAGTGTAGAGAACAAGGAGGTAGACAAATACTTGATGACCTTTCAGAACTTTCTTTGCAGGATCCCGAAATGGAACAACACGATCATCGATGAAGAAAAACAGCGTATCATCGAGAAGTCGGGGTGCAACTATTTAGAAGACTTGATTACCTGTGTTCATGTGATCCAGCTGAAGGTGTTAACATGTGTTCGTGTGGGAACGAGACAAAAGAAGATCGATATCTCGATTCCCAAGTTGAACGATTTTGTGCACAAGATCTACATCAATGTAGCGAGCAAGGTTTATAAAAACGCATATTTGTTTGATAAACATTCGTCGCCCTTGGTGCAGCAAAAACACAACCGAGAGTTCGAGATTATCATCGAAGAGTGTATTTTGAAGACCATTCGCGACAGTATTCCGACCGAGGCCATTGTGCGTGCGTATTTGGATGAATCGGTTGAACAGGAGGAGGAGGAGATTGTGACAGTGACAACGGAAGACAATGGGGTAGAGAAGATCGAGGTTGTCGAGAACGTCGTAGAAGAAGAGGAGAAAGATAAAGAGAAAAAAGAAGAGAAACCGATTACATTCGATGGCGTACCGACAATCACCAACATGGATGACAAACCTGTAGTAAACCGATTGACATTTGATGATATTGATCATGCAATCACGACGGATGGCAAAGAAGAGAAGATTGTCGCACCCAAGTCGGTGGATCGATTGGAAAAAATCAGTGAAGCTCGATACAATGAACGAAAGATTGCCGAAGCGGAGGAGGAGGATGATGAAGACACGTTGAAAATCAGCGATGATATATCGATTGATCTGGGATTCACCGATTTGAATCCCTATGAAAAGAAAGAGGATGACGTTGTTGTGTTAAATGACATCGAAGAACTCTTCTAAAGGGAACTGCCGTTCCCTTTTTCTCGCGTAAAAGGTGAAACCTGACGGTTTATAGCTTACTCCCATGCTTAAAAGGCGTAACACCGACGTACCTGTAGGTCTGAATACGGTTCCTCTCTTATGCTTCGCTAATCCTCCCTTTTAAGCATGGGATTAAAAGGGAACGGCAGTTCCCTTTAAGGAAACGATATAAAAACAACCCATTTGGGTCTATTAATACACACGATGACCGAGGTTCAAATCACCAATGAGTTTTTGATTGATATTAAAAACAACATTGAAAAAATGACAAAAAACAATCAAATCGAGGTTTTGAAAATCTTGAAAACACACAAATCTGTGAAACTCAATGAAAACAAGAGCGGGGTGTTTGTGAATATCTCGTTTTTGTCGAAGGATATCCTTGGAGAACTCAGTAACTACATTAAATATATCAATGATCAAGAGTCTGTGATTAATAATATTGAATCGCAGAAACAGGATTTTAAAAACGCTTTTTTCATGAACTAGAGAGTCATAAAACTATTAGTTATCATGGCGAATACTCCATTTTTTATGAACCAGATCTTGTTTGGGCAATCGAATCTACTAGAGAAGAATGGTGGTTCTTTGGCTCAATTGAGTGAATATATGTTGACTCCGGAGAACTGGCAGACGCAGATTAAGGTTCAAGAAGCGGTTCAGCAAGCGGTTCAGCAAGCGTATACAAGTCATCTTATAGCGATTCCTGTCGTTCAACAACCGTTACCGAGTCCTCCACCTGTCCGCAGTCGATATAAACCCAGGATGAAGGATTCCATATTTTGGTGCATCTATACCGAAATCAACGACGAACCCACCGGAGAAACCAACTTGGTGAACGTAATGATGCACGAGAAGAGGACAATCTCCGAGTTTTTCAATCAAAATCCAAATCTATTGAAAAACTCCAATCACAAGATCACATTGGCAAAAATCAATGAGATCCGATGCAACCTCATGACAAAACACTTCATGGATAGTATCGATAACTTCATACCATGCTCCATCTACTATAAACGCCCGATATATGTATTGTTCGAAGACATCAATGCATATATGAAATTTGTTGACAAAAACTATGTAAGTGATGACGTCAGTGATGCGATCAATGAATCAATCTTGATTTATGCATCAGGTGGTCGATTCTCTCGCGAAACGTGTAGATCCAAAGTTGCCGAGTTTCTTCAAACCGCCTCATTATCACTTTTCTATATGGAACATTATGAGAAGTTGTTGTCGGGTATCTCCACATACAAGCTCGATGAGTTGAAACAAATGTACACGACGGTGTTTTCAAACCTTGATGAGACACTTAAAAAACAAGAGTATTTCGAAAAAGTATTAGTAAAATGTCATACGGTTGTGAATGAAAAGATCCGATGAGTAGGGGAACCGTAGGTTCCCCCTACGACCCCCTCCCTAATGTGATTTTTGTGTTGTGACTTTTTTATTTAACGCTTATAAAAAATCATAAATATAATAATACATTATTATATAAAAAAATGAATGCATCTACCACTGATTTTAAAAATGATTTTAAACATATGTTACACCAATATTTAGGACATTTGTCGAGTGGTGAGAACAAACGAAACTTTTTAACGGAGGAGTTTGAGGTTCGTTTTCAACCCTATAAACAACCGTTTTTCAGCAAATGTGATTATGATAATGTGATTTCTAGATTAATGGCGGGTGGGTTCACATGCAAAAATCCGGCCGGTGTAAACATGTTGCGAATTCAAACGGAGATACCAAACAAATCCGCCGGATCGAAACTTGTCATGTCGAACATTCGAACGGAGATTTCTGGATCTGATGTGATTCAAGATTATTGCAAACTGAATGATGATTTGAACAAATTGGCGGAATCACCGGAGAATTTCAACAAGATCAAGTTCACGTTGAAGACTCCGGCGAAGAGTAACGAGTCCACCGGTAACGAGATTAAAAAAATATCTAACCGCGACTTCAACTTTAATATCTCTTTCAATATGGAGACTGATTACAAACTAAACTCAAATGCCCCCGTGAGTATTATGAAAGATTGGAACAACTCAAGAAAAACATTTCGCTTGATAAATCGCATCCGGTTTGAACACAAAACCTCACCCATCGCAGTGGATCTGAGTATTTTGCGAAACTCTTATAAATCCAATGGCGTGATGATCCCAGTGTTTCACATTCAAGACTCGGGTGTTTTCAAAAACCAAGAGGTATGCGAAATCGAACTCGAGATTATCAACGACCGGGTTGGCCCGGGGAAGGACTTTAACCACGTTGATAAACTGGTCCACGAATCGCAATTGGTGATCAAAACCGTCATGTGCGGTCTCCAATGCACAAACTATCCGATTCCTTATCATGTCCAAGAATCGATCCAAACCTCCTATCTGAAAACGATTTTAGGAGAGGGATTTCAACCACGCGAGGTCAACAACCGCGACTTTATCGGACCGAACTCGTGCACATTGCAACTTCAAAACGTGATGGAGAACGAAAACACCACCGAACCGAACATCCGCAACGATTATTGTATCACCGACAAAGCCGATGGAGAACGCAAACTGATGTATATCAGCAAAGAGGGGAAGATCTATTTGATCGACACGAATATGCGGGTCCAGTTCACCGGTTGTTTGGTGGATCCCAATCTATGTGGCGAATCGATCTTGGACGGCGAACACATCATGAGAGACAAGCATGGGCGATATAACAACATGTATGCCGCTTTCGATATCTACTTTTTGAAAAACAGATCCCTGCGTGAAAAAAACTTTATGAAGATCGGAGAAGAGGATGATATAGTAGCCAAGAGTAACGATTCCAAGTACCGATACTTGATATTAAAACAGGTGGTCGAAGAAATCAACAACACGCTTCATTCGATTATCAAAGACGCCAAGACCGACATCGATATCAGCACCAAGTGTTTTTATTTCTCCACCACCAAAACCGACATTTTCAAAACCTGTGCCGAGTTGTTGCTCAAACTGAACGACAACATATATCCATACGAAACGGATGGAATGATTTTCACGCCGATGAACACGGGGGTGGGTGGAAACCGCAGCGGTCACGCTTGCAAGATGGAGAAGTGCACCTGGCCGATGTCGCTCAAATGGAAACCGCCCGAGTTTAATACCATCGATTTTTTGGTCACCTACAAATCGGCAGATGAGACTGCGATTACAACGATATTTGAAGACGGGATGCATATGGACTCCAACCCCATACGTCAATATCGAACCCTCGTACTCATGTGCGGATTCAATAAAAAGTCGAAAATGATTTACGACGCCTTCCGCGATTTGCTGAATGATATTGTTCCTAGCGACGATTATGACGAAACCTATGTCCCGAAACCCTTCTTGCCGAGTTTGCCATATGATACGGATGCGTGTTTCGCCAATATATCTGTCGATTCCCGCGGACAAATGATTACCGAGATGGGCGAGACGTTTGAGAAGCACATGATCGTCGAGTTCAAATATGATTTGTCGAGAGAGGAAGGTTGGCGATGGGTGCCGCTGCGTGTCCGACACGATAAAACCTACGAGTTCCGCATTGGAAACAAGAACTTTGGAAACGCATACCACGTTGCAAACGAGAACTGGAAATCGATTCATTTCCCCATCACAAAAGAGATGTTGTGCGGCGGTTCGACGCTTCCCGTCAAAGAGATGTCCGATGAGATTTATTACAATGGGTCCGAACGGGCGTCTTCCTTTACGAAAGGATTGCGAAATTTCCATAATCTGTATGTGAAAAAACGGCTCATCACTGGCGTGTCCAAACAGGACGATATCCTCATCGATTTTGCGGTTGGCAAGGGAGGCGATATCCCCAAATGGAAGCAGTCGCAGCTCAAATTCGTGTTTGGGGTCGACATCTCAAAAGACAACATTGTGAACCAGTATGACGGGGCGTGTGCTCGATATTTGAACGAGCGTAAACATGCACGCACATTGTTTGATGCTCTGTTTGTTTGTGGCAACAGCGGACTCAATATCAAGAATGGCACGGCCTTCTCAGGTACCACAGAACAAGCGGTTGCGAATGCAGTGTTCGGCAACACTAAACTTAACTCGGAATTGGGAAAAGCCGTCGCGAAAAATCACGGAATCGGCAAAGCGGGGTTCAATATCAGCTCGTGTCAGTTTGCGGTCCACTATTTCTTCGAAAACAATACGATACTGCACAACTTTTTGCGAAATGTGTCTGAGTGTACGAAGGTGGACGGATTCTTCATTGGGACGTGTTTCGATGGTGTCTCTGTGTTTGAAAAGCTGAAATATGTTGAACACCATTCGATTATGGTCGATGATACGATGATATTCGATGTTCAGAAAAAGTATAGTCAAACAGGGTTTGTGGGGGATGAAACAAGTGTCGGTTATGCGATCAACGTCTATCAAGAATCCATCAATAAATATGCGATCGAGTATTTGGTGCACTTTCATTACCTTGTCCGACTCATGGAAAACTATGGATTCAAACTCTTGACAAATACAGAAGCGAATCATCATGGGTTTCCAACGGGCAGTGGACTGTTTTCAGAATTGTTTTATCAAATGAAGAAGGAGGGTACTGCCATGGACATGTCAGAGAAAGAGAAGGAGATCTCGTTTTTGAATCGGTATTTCATTTTCAGAAAAATTCACGATGTCAATGCAGAAAAAGTGTATCGATCGATTACGAAAACAATTGACAAAGAGGGGATTCAAGAAGCAGTGAAAGAAGTTTTGAAAACTACTCCTGTTTATGTGAAACGGTTGAAACATAAAGTTGTTCTGCAGTCATCTTCTTTAGTATAAATTTTTTAATATTTGTATACTTTATATAAATGAAAGTAACTACTGTAACCACATACGATTACACAAGATATGAAACAGTTGGTTTAGTATCGGTTGTACATATTGAAGATTCTGATTTTTTGTATGAATATTTTAAAAGTTGGACGAATCTTTTACAAACAGACAGAAGTCTTGTGGAAAACCGTTTCAATACAGCGAGGGAAAGATGTATAAACAAAATGAGAAAAGAAGCGAGCGAAATGGGTGCATCTGAAATTATTGGATTAGATGTTGATACACAGTCATTCGAGACAAAGAGATATAAATTTATTGCATTTTTAGGAACAGGAACTGCAATTCGAAAGATACAGAATGAACATCCCTCGATGAAAAAAACAAGAAGGACCAGAAGTGAAAGTATGAATGCAATGGAACCCAAGAATGCAATGGAACCCAAGAATGCAATTGAACCCAAGAATGCAATGGAACCCAAGAATGCAATTGAACCCAAGAATGCAATTGATTCAATCAATAGAAGAAGTTTGACTAAAAAATAGATTTTTTTATTTCAAACGCTTAATACTCATACACTATCTAATGTTATAATAAATGGGATTCCATTTTTATGTAATCCGATTGGTTATCCAAATGAAAATCTAAATTTAAATTTTCTATCAACTATTAAAATTTAGATTGATATGAGAAAAGGTATAAGTATACAGAGTAAGCGTACAGGAATACCTTAAAGGAAGGATCAAAAGGAAGGATCAAAAGGAAACCTTGGTTTCCTTTAAGGAAGGATCAAAAGGAAACCTTGGTTTCCTTTACTTTATTGTTTTTGTAATCATATATAGTGCATCATATGGATCCACATTTGCAGCGGGGCGTCGGTCTTCTATATAACCATAACCCAGCTGTTGGGTTTTGTTCGGAACTCGCATCGACGTGTTTCTTGTGCCAACTCCCCAAGAAAACGCGTTCATGGATGCCGTCTCGCATTTTCCAGTGAGTCTAAACTCATTTCCAGTTCCATAAGCGGCGATGTGTTCCGTATGTGTTTCGGCAAATCGGGACATCAGTTCAACAATGGCATCGTATCCACCTACCTCTCGAGTCGCCTTTGTACTGAAGTTGTGGTGGCAACCGGATCCATGACGATCATGAAACGGTTTGGGATGGTAGCAAACGCTGTATCCATGCTTTGCAGCAATCTTTTCCAATAAGAATCTTGCAATCAACAAATTGTCGGCGGCACGAAGACCCTCGCATGGACCCAACTGAAACTCCCATTGGTTCGGCGATACCTCGCTATTGGTTCCATAGAACCTTACATCGATGAGCATACATACGATCATATGCTCATCGACGATTTGTTGTTGAATTGGATTGTTCACAACGCTGCAGTAATGCGGACCTTCATATGATTTGTTGTTATCGGATGACACCAAATAATATTCTTGTTCTTGTCCAAACCAGATTTGTAGATCTTTAACATCTTGATTGTTATACAGTTCAGCTACCTTTGCACGCGTGTTTGATGACAGTGGCAAGTTCGTGATAGCATCATATGTTTCACATACCACCAAATAAGCCTCAATTGGTTTCAATGGATTCTTGATGTGATAGACCGGTCTTAGAATGATTTCTGTGTTTCCATCCTCAGATGCCTGTTTTGTAGAGGATCCATCCGTAGTAAAATCTTCAAAGCAAAATGGGTCACCAGTTTGAAATATCACGGCTTTATTTTTTGTGCGGAGGTTGCCATCTCCATCAATGAAAACATAATCTGCAATAACTGTAGTCATTCTAGTCTCGTCATAAAACAATTTTTTATGATATTATTGAGAAAATGCAGTTTCGCAGGAACAATACATTCTGCCCCGTTTGTAAAAAAAATGGCAGATCTGAGGAGGAATACATGTCGCACAACACGAGAGACTATCAAAACAATCTCTTGTGTCCTATTTTATTGAATATGATATGCAATGGTTGTGGTATGAATGGACACATTCGCGTAAACTGTCCAAATCGAACTTATTTTAGACCAACTGGAGCACCAGTGGCACCACCACCATCCGTTTTTTTACCGTCGTTGGCGAGCGAAGAGTATTTTCCGTCGATGGGTAAGCCTAAAACTGCGACTGATAAGCCTGCGACTGATAAGCCTACAATGGCGACTGATAAGATCCAGGATACGTCTCTCTCGTTACCACCGATAAAAGACGCATCTTCTTCGGATCCATTGCCTTCTTCGGATCCATTGCCTTCTTCAGGTCCAGTCTCTTACTCCAAAATTGCAACAAAGATGCCGACCACCAAACTACCGACCAAACCAACTGCCGATCCCAGATATAGTGGATACGTAACTATTAGCAGATCCCAATGGAAAAAACAATCAAATATAGACGATTCATACATGCGTAAGCTAGAGTTGCAACGTGAAAGTAAAATCGAACCAGATTATTTCATGAACAATATATACGGTGGAACGATGTTGCTTACGAAAACACAGTTCGAAAAGTATCAATACGATATCGACACCTCTCGTGTAGAGATTATTGATGATAACAATAGTGATGATGACTGTGGTTATGTTGACGTTGTTGATGACGATGATGACGAATATGAAGATGATGATGACCCATAAAAAAGGGAACCAGTTCCCTTTAAATCCCATACTTGGTATAAGCGAAGCGATAACCTCGTCGTTAATCCCATACTCAGATGACTCCTAAAATATCATGACTCCTAAAATAATATAAACATATTTGACCTATTTTAACTAATTCGAAACATGATATATATTTTATTACCAAAAATTACTGGAAATTATTTAAACAAGTTGAAAATCACATATGGCACCGAACAACCATTACCATATATGTCATATTCCTTTAACCATTATTTAAACGAGATCAAAGATAAGATCGCAGAACTCGGTGACGACTGGAACACCTATAAAAAATACACAAACCCATACGAATACATTTATACGAACTCACATAAAACAAGCGTTTGTAAATACAAACCGATTTCGAGGGCATACTTCAAAATGATTGAGATATTGAACACCTTCAATTTCAAGGTTTTGCAACCCTATACATTGATAAACATGTTTGCACTTGCCGAAGGTCCAGGAGGGTTCATCGAGGCGGTATTGAATCATCGAAACAACCCCTTCGATAAGTATTACGGCATGACAATCGAAGACCCATCAGACAGCGAGGTGCCTGGTTGGAAGAAGACGGCGAGTTTTTTGAAAGCCCATTCGAACATCATACTTGAAAAGGGTGCGGACAAGACTGGAAACATTTTGAACATCGAAAACTTCAAACACGTAACCGCTTTGTATGGTGGCAAGATGGACTTTGTAACTGGCGACGGCGGATTCGACTTTTCGTCGGATTTCAACAATCAGGAGTCGAGCATATTGAAACTTCTGTTTGCCCAGGTTGCCTATGCGGTTTGTCTCCAAAAACCGGGAGGCAGTTTTGTGCTGAAATGCTTCGATTGTTTTCATAAAGCCACTGCCGAACTGATTTTACTATTGTCGAGTCTCTATGAAAAGGTATACGTGACAAAGCCAAACACAAGTCGTTATGCGAACTCGGAACGATATCTGGTTTGCACGAATTTCACGGGAAACAATCCAGATGTTACTAAAATATTCGAAGAACTCATGACGAATCTATGTAGAGACGATGGGTTGTTTATCAAGAGCTTTTTGAATAACACAAGGATCCCTATATCTTTCTACAATAAACTGGAAGAATGTAACTCGGTGATTTGTCAGATACAGTTAGAGAACATTCATAACACGCTTGCACTGATTCGAAATAGTTACAAAACTGACAAAATCAATTACTATATGAAATCGAATCTCCAGAAATGCATTCAATGGTGTCTGAAAAACCGCGTCGATTATAATTATACAACCTCTGATAATATTTTTTTAAAACCGTCCAATCTTGTTTCTCTATAAACTCTCCTCACTTAGTAATATATAGTGAACGAGATGGATATCGATGTAGTCGGTGTGAAAAACGACTATGAGCGGATGATTATGGAACATGCAAACGCGTTTTTTTTATATTGCGACACAGATGACTGGTTGTTCTCTAGTGACGTTTATGGCTTGCGGAAATATAGAGAAAAAGTGTTTGCGATCCCTGTTTGCACAAAGGAGAATGGTTGTTTTGCCGGTCTCAGTGTTTATAACAAGATGATTATTGATGTGGCTTTCAATCGACTGTTTTCCGCCATTCGCCAGAATCCGGACATAGATACCGTATATTATTCGTTTGACGACGCCAGTAATTATTGCATTCGAGTGGTTCACGAGCATCCATTTGTGCACACATCTGTGGTTTCGTATATTATGAAAAAAATATTTTCGATATCGAATCGTGCTGTAAGAATATTGGTTTCCTCGCCTTTTGTCATAAACTAACTGCAAATTCCCCCATCCCTTTGTCATAAATTAATTGCAGAAAAACAATGTCTTTTTTTGGAGAAACTGTTATCACTCCCGGCGATGGACTCACCCCAGCCGAATTGACTGCTGTTACGAAGGCACTTTCCGATCCGAACTCACTTCTCAAGTCTTGGTATGATAAATCGATACTGTGTGGAAATCGCATTGAAGAAATCCAGATCAAAGGACTCAAAATGTTTGGACCCAAAATCGGGTTTTGGTTCATCGATACGGTTTTTCGTGACTCTAAAAATCGTATTGTCCCGGGCACCGTGTTTTTAAGAGGCGATTCAGTGGCTTGTCTGATTGTGATTGAAGAGGAAGATGATGGAGGCAAACGAAAACGTGAGGAGGAGGATTGGAAACCAACATACCATACAGTGTTTGTTGAAGAACTGAAAGCTCCCGCGGGTGGTAAAATCAAACAGATCCCTGCTGGCATGTTGGATGGATCGAACAAACTCGGTGGAAAGATGTTTGACGAAATCAAAGAAGAAACCGGACTTGAATTGAGGCCAACCGAACCAGTTGAGTGTGAATCAGTAATTCCACGGATGCCATTGGACACATTGATCAGTTTGGGATCATTCGCCCCCTCGATCGGCGGTTGCGAAGAGATTATTCATAAGTTTGCATACTTTACCAAGATGACAAGCAGCCAAATTGCCGCAATCAATCTCTCTACACAAGGTAGGGTGGATGAAAATGAAAACATAATCGTCCACGTGGTACCATTAACATGGAAGACCATTTTCGAGAGTGGAGATTCAAAAGCGGGTATGGCTGCTGCAAAACTCAACTACTATTTTCCTGGATACATTTGCTCCTAAGTTTTTTTTATATCAATGATATAAAAAAAAATCGATCCATTTTACATAACTGCTAGTTTATCAATTAACTCGTTTTTTTTCATTTTTGCGACTTGATCCGCATTTACACCTTTTTCAATTAATAAGTTTTTTAAAACACTTGGAGACAGTTTCTTTAACTCGGTTTTTGATATGTGTGTTGTTGTGTCTACCTTGTTTACAATCACTTGATCGGTTTGTCCCAATGATTTTAGTTCAGAGTCTTCCTCGCCATATTCTCCGTCAAGGTCTTCATCGATGTTGATTTCAAACTCTTCCGGGAATGACATGTCGACATTTACAATTTTTACTTTGTCTTCATTTTTCATCTGGTTAACCTCTCGTTTTTCATCACTTTCGCTTTCGCTTTCGCTTTCATTATCACTATCATCAATCTCATTGATATCTTCGTGTTCACTATCACTTTCGCTATCATCTTCTGACAAGACAATCTTAATCAGTTCATCATTTGTTTTAACATGTTGTTGATGATGATGTTGTTCATGATACTGATACTGCATCGTTGTTATCAATCCATTTACTTCATTTCGAAGTTTTGTGTGTTGCATATATACGTCTTGTACAACTTCTAAACAGGTGGCGTTGTTTTGTTCTACCTCGACAATTCTCTTTTTAAAATAATAAACCAGTCCACCCATGATAATAATTAAAACTGCTAAACTAAATAATAAAATTGATTCAAATAGCACACTCATTTATTATATTGCGTCAAATAAATATAATGATTTAGAACGCAGTTTTTGATTGTACGTATGTCTCTAAATCTTCCAAATCAGAAGATGACATATCTTCCAAATCAGAAGATGACATATCTTTTAAATCAGAAGATGACGTATTTTCTTCTGACATATCTTTTGGCAACATAGATTCATACGACAAATGTTTGGACAAGAGATCTTCTTGAGGTTGCGACAGTTTATCAATGATTGTCTTGTATTTTTGAATTTGTAAATCTACATTCGGTCTTGCATGATTTGTATGCCCAACAAACAAATAATGATAAACCAATACTGCTAAAACTGAAACTATAAATATCCAACCAATCATTTTACCATATCAATATAGTTTTCTACCTCCGATTTTTACCTATAAACCATGGTTTTCGAAATGTTCGATTCTTTCGAAACTTATTAAATCTCTTGTAAGACTTCTTGAATGTCTTCTTCACAGACTGATTGGCGTTCTTAACAAACTTCTTGACAGAGTCTTTCTCTCCGATCACAATCTTCTTCAACTTTTCAAATCCAGTTGTTATTTGATTCATTATACTATATAATATTAAAAAAAAAGAATATAAATCGTAATTCAAAGGGTTGATTATATGCCGTCAGTTGTTGTTATCGAAAGAACTGGTTCATTAAAAACACACGCTGTTGCAGATATCAATGATTTGTATAAAATATATGGGTCAAATGAGATTGTTTGTGCACATACTTGGTCAATAAAGGATAAAAAGCTGTCAATTTATGGCAACACAGATGGTCGAGCAAACACAGAGAACAAATATGAATTCCCACCACCGATTGATAATCTCTTGTTTTTTGGTAAATGCATTGCTGTATTATACGATGAAACGAATAAGGTTGTTGATATCGGTAAAAAAGAGTTTGCTTCCATTATGGAAAATCTGTACGGAGGATTTCACGACCTCGGTTCCGAAGACGAAGACGAGGAAGAAGAAGAGGAAGAAAACCTACCAAGAAACAAGTACGGTTATGTAGAAGATGGATTCGTCGTCAACTCGGAAGAAGAAGAAGAAGAAGAGGAAGAAGAAGAGGAAGAGGAAGAACAAGATAAAAAGAAGAAGAAGAATATCGCCAAACCGAAGAAACCAAAACTCCGCGATGAGCTATCTGAAGAAGAATATGTTGCAAAATCATAAAAAAAATGTCAAAAATCACTCTTCAATGTGTAAAGGAAAAAAGTAAACTAAGAATCAAATTCTTCAGTTTTACGGATACCGAAGGCAAAGTCTATACAAATGTCTACAACAATGATTTGAACTGCAAGTTTCCCAAAGATGTTCGTCAAGATGGATATTTCTACGAGATCGGACCCGACGACATTGTCATGGTTTCGCGTCCAAACACGCAGGCATTCTACCAAATCAAAACCACAAACATGAAGATTGTTCCCAAACTGGATATGAGCAGTCTTCGAATCTATGAAATCACCGAATGTGTTGTTTGTATGGATGAACCCTCCACGGAGATTCTTGTTCCATGTGGGCATCTTTGTATGTGCAAATCTTGTTGCGAGTCCTTATTAAAAAGTCGCAGCAATTGTCCTATCTGTAGACGCGATGTTCAAACCGTTGTCTCTTAACCCAATTTTGACGAATTGAAATAAATACATTTCATCAAAAACACCCATTCCTTAAAATACATGTTCCATCGCAATCACTCTCGAAACTTCCAATAACTCGGTATTTCGAAATTCTTTTGTTGCGGCGATAAATGATTGTCCATATTTTATCAAGTTTTTCAAAGCACTCACATTTCTCTTACCAGTTGGTATACCGCAACAAAAATACAACGGTTTTATGTTTTCTCTATATATAATATCACTTGGTGTCATACAATAATTTTCGCATATATTTTCACCCAAGTAGGCAGTTATTTCATTAATTAACGTCGATTTTCCGCTTCTTTCAGGTCCAAGTAAAATGATCATTTCAGTGTTTGAAACACTGTTTTTTATATTTTCTACATATTGTACCAAATAGTTATAATCGCTGTGTGATAAATATTGACTCCAATTACTTAAAGATGCCATTTTTTTGTATAATATAAAAATTAGCGTTTATATTTATTGTATTTGTTTACATTTGTCTTGTATACGGATGGTTTATGATTATGGTCGGATGGCTTTTGATTGTTGCCCGATGACCGATGCAAGAGATCTTTTGTCGCAACCAGCCGCGTGTTTTCACCAACCACCTTCATGGGCATCCACTTTTTAAACTTTGGATGATATTCGCATTGCATTTTATACTCCTTTTTCAAATCCACATACTTGTCTAAACTGACATTTTGAAACATATCCTCGTCCTCGCTCTCTTCGCCCAAATCGACATTTGTGTTTTCACGGATGTTTCGAAACAAATGATTCATAAAAACACTCGAATCGCGGCTCACAATATATGCAATATTGACATATCCATCATATGCAAACAAATGATATATGTCGTTCTGAATATCCGCTGTCACTTTGAACACCGCATGTTTCAGTCGGGACTGCGAATAATGGTCCAAATCATTTCTTGGAAAAAGAATTGTGCTAGGCGACGACTCTGTCGTGATTATAGCATCTTGTCTCTTTTTGTATACATGATTCAAGTAAGGAGAGATCGAGTTGGAACTCCGAAACTGGATATGATGCGTGGGATATGCGGTCTTCGACGTCATCGATTCGTAAAACGGCAACGACTCCAACAGCTTGTTGTCTCCTGCAACCAAACACATATAAGGCAACGCAAAAATGCTCGGGACCTTACAACTCGACATCAGTTCTTTCATGTATGTCAATTTCTCACCAAATGTGAACTGCTTCAGTTGCAGGCCACGGAAATAGTAAATGTCCTCGATGATAAACACTTGTCTCTCGTTGATTTCACATGATGAACCATACAAAACTGTTTCGTGTGCCAACCGGTGGTCGAACGTATCGACTGCGATTTTTACAATCTTCGATATCTTTTGGTCTTTGTTGATGTCCAATAAATAACACACGTCTTTGTCTTGGTCGTAGGTGAACCATGCAAACTGTTTTTTGCCGTTGGGGATCGATATGCAAATGTCATAATCGGGTGAAACTTTCTTATGTGCAACTGTTTCATAAGAAAGTTCTAGTTTCGGGAATCGTTTTGCGAGACGCTCAATCTGTTCGTGGGATAACTCCATTTTTTTTTGTTTATTAAGTATAGGTGCGATGTCTTTATATCGTTTCAAAAAATTGGATTTGTATCATTTTCGTTGTAAAATTCTGTCAGCCCTCTCGGTTTAGAAATCATTCGAGCCATTTGCTCTATATAACCTTTGTCAAAATTCAAAAACAATGTATACAACTTATTTAAATTCGTCTTTATATTTTCTTCCCAGTTATTCGCAGATTTCATGTCGGCAAGTATACTATCATATGTAAATTTTTGACGAAATGCACCCAATGTTGATAGTGAGTTGAGAGACTCCTCGACATATATTATAAACTGTTGATAACTAATCTCATTATCCAGTTCTGCAAGCTTTGCATTAAGTGTTTTCTTAAAATTTTCAAAGTTACGCATATCATATGATAAAAACAATCGAATCATTGTGATACATATACTGTCGGACACAGTCTTGGATTTTATTATGTCGAAGATATTTTGCGGTATGAGATTATTAATATCTATACCGATACTATGTGTTATGTCATTAATAATATTTAAATATGGATCCGTGTTCGTTGATTTGATAATACCGTATTTTTGTACCAACATGTCACTAAATTTATTGTACGGATCAGTCACTAGTGATCCGGTTTGTGGGCGGGGGGTGGATGAACCAATCGATGCTGCGATTGCAGATGAATTATTCGATGTTGTCGATTGTGGATTCCATTTGGATTTACTCGATGTTGTGGCGGGTGCCGAGCCAAGATTTCGTCCATTTGTTTGAACTTCTTTCTCTTCTTTCTCTTCTTTCTCTTCTTTCTCTTCTTTCTCTTCTTTCTCTTCTTCATCTTTCTCTTCTTTTACAACAATCCCTTTGGATTTCAATGCTTTCATCATTTTTTCATTCTCTTTCATCAACTCTTGATTTTCCTCTCGAACCATTTGTTCATAAGACATCGATGATGGTTTAATATAATTAATCACATTTCGCGTTGTCCGTTGTAATTCATCCATACCTTGATTTATATCTCTCATTGCAGTTTCCCGAGTTTGTTTGAAAGATCGTGAAAACTTTGTAAAACCCTTTGGTCGAAATATGTCATACAGTTCTTTAAGTGTCACATCGCCATTTTTCAACAATCCAAACTTGATACTGATGACATTCACTAAAAAGGGCATTTTCAATAAGTGTCGAATTGTATTGATTCGTTCTTGTTTATTTTCACTTTTGTCTAAATCAAACGCTTCGATATCATCGTCTTCCTCATTAAGTTCATTCGCATGTGCTAGCAATAATTTTTGGTACTCATTTATAAAACGCAACTTACATGTGTCGTCTATCTCTCCTATACGGCTCTTTCTTACAATGTGAAACGGTGTCGTTAAACTTGGTGACTTGATGAGGTTTAACTTCTTTATAATCTGGTTGGTAAGATGTATCAAATTAAGATGTTTTGCATCATTGACAGCGAGTTTCACGTGTTTTTTTTTTGTGTTTTTATTGTTTGCATCAAATGGGTGAAAAAAATCATTCAAATTCTCCATCATGTTTTCAAACATGCTTGACGCAAACAGTTGGTCACCACTATATTTTGGATAACGATGATTTTTCTTGTAGTAATCGTCGTTTGCAAGTATGGGTTGTGTTTTTACACCGATAATGTCATTTTTATCATTATAACCAACATTTAATACTAAACCATATGCACCTCCTTTCTTTTTTCTTGTGGTGGATTTTCGTTTTGTCTTCATCCTGGGCTACTACTATATATTACAGAGAATTAATTATTTCTTGGTCAAATAATTCAAAGAAGTCTCTCGTTTTTCGTTGTTATCGGTGAACTGTATTGTGTATTCATTACCATCGATTTTGATTAATTTCGCTTCTTTACCGTTATCTGGACTTACTTTGTTGGTGAATGTTACCAAATCGCCAACCTTTATCTTTTTATCTTCTTCTTCCTTTGCTAATCTATCTGCTTCTTTTTTCTCTGCTTCTTCCTTTGCTAATCTATATTCTTCTTCTTTTTTCACTGCTTCTTCCTTTGCTAATCTATCTTCTTCTTCTTTTTTCACTGCTTCTTCCTTTGCTAATCTATCTGCGTCTTCCTTTTTCTCTGCTTCTTTTTTCTCTTCTTCCTTTTTCTCTGCTTCTAATCTATCTGCATCTATTAAGTATTGAATTGGCAAACGAAGCTTTTCATTAAGTTCATTGTTGATTTTCTTCAATCGTTCGTTCTCTATCACATAATCGGGCCGAGTATCCTGATTCTTCGGTTTAAGTGGCGAATAATAAAGGGCTTTCTCAAAAATTCCAGACATCATTAGTTTTTCCGCAATAATTCGTTCTTTCGGAGTCAATCCATACAATGCATGAAACTTGATTTTTGGATTACCAATGGATCGCAGTACTTCAAGATTTGTCTTGTTCTTGTCTTGTCGTAGAATTGGATTGATTGAATTATTAATTGCACGAATCATTTTATTGAGCACATTCATTTCACGAAGTTCCTTGTCTGTATGCATTGCGATTTTGATTTTTCGGGTTTTTATAGGGGGGGTATTATTTGCATCACTTAACCTAAAAAAATCTTGCACGTTTGTAAAGACATTGTTGATATCAAACCGTTCATCGAATTCTGGATAGACATGATTTTTTCGTATATATTCGTCTTTGTCTATAACAGGCTCTATTCCCACGTTATTATATGATACGATTGGAATGATGCCATAGATATTTCCGCCCTTAATACCACGCTTTCGAGTTGATCTTTTCTCTCTTTTCTTGTTTTTTCTATACGTCCCCATGTTGTTATAATATAGTTATAAAAAAATGTCATGTTATTCATTTTCTTCCGGTGCATTAAAATAAATGTTTCGATACTTTTCAATCTTGCTGTCTGGGATGTATCCATTCAAAAACAGCTCGATCGCACGATCCGCATTATTCAACATTTCGATAATAAAATGAATCGAATATACGCCGCATTCGGTATTACCTCGCTGATGTTGTTTGTGGTTTCTCATGAATTTGAAACTGATACCGTTCGCAACGCCCTGTTGTTTTACGATCTTGATAAAATTCGATATCTCTCTCGGAATACTTCCATTCGCACTATCGAAAAACATGATAATCTGTTTATCAGCATTGATAAACAAGGAGATCCAGTGTGAACCGGACTGGTCGTGTTTGTCTAAATTGAAAACGACAGCGAATTTGTGCTTCCCTTCCGCAGTAAGCGTTTTCAAATCAAATTTGCACAATGTGTCTTCATAACAGGTGTTTGTTCGTTTATCAACGACGAAATCATAGTCAACCGGGGTTGTTGCTAAATACTTGAATGTCTTGTCTTTAAGCTCGTATTGTTTCATGACCAGATCAATATCGTTGTTGCTTAACCATTCGTTTTTGTTGTGAATCCATTCCGGTGGATGTTCCGGTGCAAACAGTTGATTTTTAATCTGGGTTCGGAGATTCAAGTCGTCGATCTCTTTGATCCAGCACCGTTCGTCTTTGCAGTTGAGTTTCATTTTGAGTTCGTGCCAAATCAACACTGGTTTGGTTGCGATGATTTTGTCGGCGTGATCTTTGTTATACTCGTCTCGGATTTTTAACAACGCCTCGGGGGTCATGCATGACGTTTTTATAACTTTTTTGTTAGCCACACATGGACTGCAGTTTACGCTTTTGAAATTTTTTTTTGTTTTCCTATTATTTAAATTAATTTTTTTCATATACGATATGTTGATATATAAATTATTTGGGGTAAATTATTTTGGGGCAACCTTCTTTATCACCTTCTTTTTCAAAGGAGCATCTTTTGAAACATCCATGTCTACAGCGTCAGCCACTTTTACAGAAGCAACAACACCCTCTTTTACAGAAGCAACAGCCACTTTTACAGCGGGAGTCGTAGGAGTAGGAGGAGGAGCAGGAGGAGTAGGATCCACTTCAACCTTGAACTTTTTGGCACGAGGGGAACTATCATCGTCACTATCCACTACAGTAGCAGCTGCATCGGCACTTCCGCCCGAAAGGACAGATGATGCATCATCGTCGATGGCTTCCTTGTCATCCTCAGATAGGTTGATATGGCACTTGCCAAACACACTGACGACCTCCTTGGGTTTCACAACTGCCTGTACAAGCTTCCATGTAACACCCCAGCCTTTGCCGCCGATCCAGATGCCACCACACTGCAAAACGCACGCGACCTTGCTCAACTTGGGAACAAAATGAGCGGGAGTGAGCTCGTCGTTTTCGCAGGGAAAGATGAGTTTACCACTGGTATCATAAAGCTCCACATTCCACTTGTTGTCCTTTTCATAAAAGGGCACCTTGGCACTGATGGTCGGACTCTTGGTCATATCCGGTTTCTTGGTTCCCTTGATTTTGGGAAACTTCAACATAGGGAAAAAACTGTACTTGAGAATGTCAAGTGTCAGCTTCTCGCCCCACCACAAATCGGAGTTCTTAACCGCCTCTACTAGAATGGCTTGTTCAAAAGCCTTGATCTTGTCCAAAAACATGTTCGACTTGTCGGTGGTATATTGGTCCTGAGGGAAAGTCAAGGAGATGCTGAACTTCCCGTCCGACACGCCGGTGGTCTGATCAACAAAGTCGCTGATGCCCCAAGTGGTTAAGAGCGGCGAAGAAACGTGCAATCCGCGACCGGTTTGACTGCTGATGATGTTGATGGATTTTCCTTGTTTGTCATTGACTTTGGGAGGAGTGAAGCGGATCGCATCAGGGACCCATGCGTCGACGTCGAGAACAACTGGTTTGGACATTTTTTGGTTTGTGTGTGTTGTATGTGTTTGTTTGGTTTGTAAATAAATTTATGATCTGACAAATGTATGATCTGACAAATGTATGATCTGACAAATGTATGATCTGACAAATGTATGATCTGACAAATGTATGATCTGACAAATGTATGATTTGACAAATGTATGATCTGACAAATGTATGATCTGACAAATGTATGATCTGACAAATGTATGATCTGACAAATGTATGATCTGACAAATGTATGATCTGACAAATTTGTTCAATCGAAAAATATATTAAACATTGAATTATATATATTCATATTATTCAAAACAACACGAAATGCTTTCAAAAATGGCCAAACCAAAAGAAAAGACAATCATCGAGGCATACTATGAGATTGCAAAAAAAGATTTGAACAAATCAAAACTCCCCGAGTTGAAAGAGTATGCAAAAGAATTGAGACTGAAAGTCTCTGGAAACAAAGAGAATGTGTTCACACGAATCAAAGACTACATGATATCAACAAAACACGCAATCAAAATACAAGGAACCATCCGAAGACATCTGGTTATAAAATGGATGAAACTGAAGGGATCGTACAAGACATGTGTAAATGATAGCGATTTTTACACATTGGAACCATTTAGCGAGATCCCTCATTTATACTACATCACATATGAAGACTTTACACACAACTACGGATTTAACATAAAATCGCTATGCACAATGTCCGTAAAAAACAATAACAAGTTAGATAATCCGTACAACCGAGAAAACATGAAATACACATTTGAACACAAACTTGTGAATGTGATCCGGTTGACGAACGCTTTGTTTCCGAATAACGAATTGATGAAAGAGATCATCGAGCTCAGTCAGGATGCAGTGGCCTCGCCTCTTTTGACGCAAATCCTATCGAGAGAACGTCGCCGATCCAACACCCAGGAACACGCATTTTTCCATCGTTTACGTAACTTGGAACAAATGACACTCGATCAGCGGATCAATGAGTTATTTATGCAGATCGATAGTTTAGGAAACTATACACAAATGCACTGGTTAAGCCAACTATTGAATCGCAAACTGTATTTTTTGGCAATAAAGATCAATCAACTCTGGAATATCTTACCGAGAGATTTGCGGTCTCGTATATGCCCATACATCTCACCATTTAGTGAAGAGATATTCGGACCGCATTTGAACATCGATTCGCCGATTGATGAAGTAATTCGGAAAGTGGTTCGAATGGCCGAGGTGCTAGTATACAGCGGAATCGACAACGAGCACAAGAATTTAGGCGTAATGTATTTTTTATCGGGGTTGACAATTGTTTCATTGGACGCCAGAGCTCAATTGCCTTGGTTATATGAAAACTACTTTGCGATTATGCAATAGAAAAATCGAAAACTATATTTATGCGTTAAACTACTTAAAAAAATAGCATTATAGAGTGTATAATAAAATGGTTCGCAAAACTAAGTCTACTGAGTCTTCTACTACTCCCGCTGTCACTGTTACTATTGAGTCTACCCCCGCTGCTGCTCCCGTTGCCGAGAAGAAGCAGAGAAAGCCCAAGGCTGCTGCCGTTGTCGCCGTCGTTGAGACTCCCGTAGTTGATGCCACTGCTTCTGCGGCTGCTGCCGCCGCCGCTGAGCCCCCTGCTGCTGATGCCTCCACTCTTTCCACCAAGTTGACTGATTTCAGTTCCAAGATCCAGCAGGTCACTGCCATCTTGTCCTCCATGAGATCTGACTACAAGGTCCTTGAGAAGTCGGTGTCTCGCGAGCTGAAGAACGCTTCCAAGGCGAAGAGAAGCAAGAAGGCTGCCAACCCTAACAGACAGCCCTCTGGATTTGTTAAGCCCTCCGTGATCAGTGAGGAGCTCATCAAGTTCCTTGGCAAGGAGGCCGGTACCATGATGTCCCGCGTCGAGGTCAGTAAGGAGATCAACAACTACATCACCGCCAACCAGCTCAAGGACAAGGTGTCTGGCAGACAGATCAACCCTGATGCCAAGCTCGCCAAGCTCTTGAAGGTCGGCAAGGATGAGGTCCTCACCTATTTCAATCTCCAGAAGTACTTGAAGATCCACTTCATCAAGGCCGTCGTTCCCGCGACTGCTTAAAGTGTTTTGTTTAGCGTATAAAAGGTTAGCAAGCAATCGATAAAATGCTTTATACCACATCCCAAATAAAAAAATAAATAAAAACAAACTATTTATTTTTTTTACCAAACCTTAAACGATGTGAAAAATTCACTCGCGTATCCAACAAATCCTGATACTCCACTCGAAAACTTAGCTGGAATAAGCGTGTTAAACAACGTAAAAACATGAAAAAGGTTTTGTCCCGTAAATAATCTTGCTCCAACTGTTTGCCAAACACTATTATTCAGACAGTTTACACCTAATCCAAATATATTAAATACAAAATTCGTTACTTTCATTTCTGGTTGTGCAAGTGCACTGTTACACATTAGGTCTGTATTTTTTGCGACTCTTGTCCATAGATCCCAATTAAAGTAAGTAGTAGCTCCGCCTGCAGCGGCTGTACAAATTAGTAAAACTTTATAAGATAGAAGTGATGCAAGTGTAAAAAGTTCTCCTCCGTGCAACATTTTTTTATCATCAACGGAACAACTTTTCGAAGAATTCAAATCATTTAGTTTGTTTATAGAATCCATGTACATTTCATAAAGACCCAACTTATGTAGTTTTTTAACAAACTGTTTTCCTGTCATTGGGGTTCCTCCAGGAAGTATTTGTATCAACTCGTCTGTATCAAACGGAATAACCTTAAACTTAATTTCAGAGGATTTTGCAGAAGATTTTCGATTGACATGTGTTTCAGACGGTTGATTATACAATCCACTCTCCTTCTCTTGATCATTATACAATCCACTGTCCTTCTCTTGATCATTATACAATCCACTGTCCTTCTCTTGATAGGACTTTGACTTTGATCGCGTCTTTGACTTTGACTTTGATTTTGACTTTGACCGCGTCTTTGACGTTGTTTTATCCAATATAGTAGTGTATTTAATATTATTAACATTGGCAGGATTTTCGAAACATTTAAACACCAATCCAGTTGTATAAGTAATTAGTTTTCTAAGTGTAACTGGGAATAAAAGTTTACTCACTAATCCAGGTAATAACAACCATTTATTCGATGTAAGTGATCCAAATATAATATCAAGCGAATTATGAAAAGCAAGACATATCGGATTTATACAACCAGCGTCCGAGAATGCTTCTCCAACAGAATTAGTAAAATTATATTTCATTCTGTTGGGATCAGAAAAGTAAGTCGGCAAACAATTACCTTTCATAATGTCAGCAAACCCTTCACGCACATGGTTTCGATACTCTATGCCATTTATATTTGTAGTATTATAGCCCTTGTAGAATTGATAACCAATAAATGTCATAATAAAACTCCACAACGTATACTCAAACATGTTTCTAAAATCGATTTTCTTTTCAAGCTTTGACTTTTTTTTACGATTGCTGCCATTGTTAACTTTTAAACGATTCTTATAGTATTCATCTAGTTTGCCCAAATCGTATTTTGCTATGATTACTTCAGCAGTTTGCATTATATAGTATAATATATATAAAGATTATTTTACATAACTTGACTATAGCTATGTCAGACAGTGTTCGTTACCAAATTGAAGAGATCGATTCGAGTTCAAATCCAAACCCAAATGGCGTCCCCCAATATATTCTCGATCATATCGCACAGACAAAACCGAATATTGTGTTTTTAACGCCATGTTACAACAGCAGCGTATACGTATCTTATACCGAGTCTCTTATCCAAACCATGAATATGTGCAAAGAACTGGGTATCGACGCATCGATTCAGTTTTGCCGCAACGACAGTTTGGTGTCCCGTGCACGAAACAATCTGATTGCCAAGGCAATGACGAACAAGGATGCGACCCATTTTATGTTTATCGACGCTGACATCACTTGGAATGCCTTTGATATTCTGAAACTGTTGGTTGCTGATAAGCCGATCGTTGGTGGAATCTATCCAATCAAGCATTACAATTGGGATCGGTTTGCCGCAAATCCGAACACAGTTGGTGATATCTTCGCTCGCAAAGAGAAGTCGCAATTCAAAAACACGGTTTCAAACGAAGATTATCTGCAGACAAACATGGTTCGGTATAATATCAATTATGTGTCAAATGTATTGGAGGTTGAGAAAAATCTGACTAAAGTGAGACATCTCGCAACCGGATTTATGTTATTAAAGAGAAATGTGATCGAGGTAATGTCAAAGGCGTTTCCACAGACCAAGTATGTCGATGATGTGAGTTTTTTATCCGGATCGGAGAACGATTACGCATTTGCATTGTTTGATTGTGGCGTGGAGGATGGTCACTATTTGTCAGAGGACTGGATGTTTTGCCATCGATGGGCCAAAATGGGAGGAAGTGTCTACGCAGACATCACCATCAATCTGGATCACACGGGCATCGAAACGTACAAGGGTGCATATATCACGTCGATTATGTAAAGTAAAGGGAACTGCCGTTCCCTTTTAATCCCATGCTGATAATGAGGGATCATAAGGAAGGATCATAAGGAAGGATCATAAGGAAGGATCATAAGGAAGGATCATAAGGAAGGATCATAAGGAAGGATCATAAGGAAGGATCATAAGGAAGGATCATAAGGAAGGATCATAAG